GTCTACTATCTCGACAAGTACGCCCCTTCGATGCTCAACTCTCCTGAGATTAAGCTACAAATGCTCTCAATCATCTTCGCTGTGATTGACACTATTCTCTTTCTTGCTTCTACCTCACTCGGCTGGTGGTTTGGAGTTCGGGGAATGTCACTGAGAGGAAAGAAGTAGATGGAAAAGGTATTCTGTGAGAAGTGCAGCTCGAAGCATATAGTCTTCGGGCTGTATACGGAGTTAGTGAAGGATAGGTTAGTTCCTTCTATCTCTGCTGTGTGTGGGGAGTGTCATACTAGGGCTGTGATGCCTGCTCATTCCATTGAAGAGTTCATCATAGAGGATCTGGTAGATCATAGTCACTTCAATCCTCAGGATTATACGATTGCGAGGGCTTATCCTATTTGGCTTCTCTTGGAGCTTGACTCCCACAATAAGTGTGAGTCTCTTTGCTGTGACACCCCTCGTGGCTGGCAAGTCTTACAGAAGGAGAATGCTATCAAGTGCTATGCCTGTGAGAGGTTCTATAATCCTATCCACATTGTTCAGCAGCAGCTTGAGTGCAGTAGAGAAGAAGCCATAGAGCATCTAGTATCCCTACAATACACTCGTTTATCCCCTCAGGAGATGTGATGAAGAAGAGAGATTTGGTAGAATTGTTCTTGCGGAGTAGAAGCATTAAAGTCCTCATCTCAGATGAAGAGGTATTTACTACTTTAGCCAATAGCATTATAGCTACTGTGAATCATAGGTTTAAGTATACTGACTTTAAAATAGTTAATGGTGCATTAAGAAGTCCATATCTAGTTGAGCAGTTTCTTAAGTTAATTAATCCAGTAGATATAGAAGATATCGCTGGTTATTGTGCTGATAATGTTATTGTTATAGATAGTCCTAAAATGACTATCCAAGCTAAAGAGTTTGCAAAGTTGCATTATACTTATGTCTACTTGGAGGACTAGCAATGTCTCACAAGGAAGCAGAACCCCAGAATGTAATGACTCCAGCGCAGTATACTGAGCGTTACATTAATAACTACGAACTCTGGATGAAGGAGATTCTTGGGGCGGAGATTACTAGTGACCAGCGTAAATGTGACTTATCCAAGCATAATTTCATAGTAGCTAAGTCAGGAACTACTACAGGAAAAACGACAAGAGCAGCAACGACAGCGCTTTGGTTCTTGACCACACGATATGAATCCAAGGTCGTCTGTACTGCTCCTACAGGACATCAGCTAGAAGACTTGCTATTTGCTGAGATGACCTCTTGGATAAGGAAGATCAAAGTTCCTTTCATTCGTGATTCCATTGTAGCTATCAAAGGTAAGATCTACATAAAGGGCTACTCTGACTGGTACATAGTCGGGCGTACTATTCCCAAGGATGCAAAGGATAAGCTAGGTGACGTGCTGGCAGGATTTCATGCACCTTACTTACTTTTTTTGATCGACGAAGCGAGTGGCGTCCCTGATCCAGTATTCCTAGGTATCGAAGGCTCGATGATTCAGAAGAATGTCTACTGCTTAATGGTAGGCAACCCTACTAGACCTAATGGATACTTCTATGATGCTTTCAACAAGAACAAAGCTGTTTGGTATCAAGTAACTCTCTCCTCTATCAACTCTCCCTTTGCTCAACGTGAGTGGATAGAGCGTATGAGGACTATTCATGGAGAAGATAGTGACTTCTTTAAGACTAAAGTACTAGGTGAGTTCCCTTCTGGCGCGGGTACGAATCTCTTCTCCCTTGAGATGATACAATCCGCCAACATGCGCTGGAATCTCATGGAGCCACCAGACTCTGGTATTGTAGTAGCAGGACTAGACCCCTCTGCTGGGCAGAATGACTCCTCTGTGTTGACTATTCGGCGTGGAGGGTATATATTTAAGCCATATAGGATTAAGCATAAGAATGTTCAAGAGCTTAGTGCTAAGTGTGCTCAACTACTACGAGATCATGGAGCAAAAGAGGTTTTCGTAGAGTACAATGGCTGTGGTTGTGGTGCGTATGACCTGTTGAGGGTAGAAAAGGGTTTCACTACCTACAAAGTAGTCACCAATGCTAGAGCAGCTGATCCAGAGGCGTATAAGAACCTCAGGGCTGAACTCTACAAGCAGTTAAGTGATGCTTTTCCTGAACTTGCTATCCCAGAAGAGCCTCGCTACTTTGAGGAGCTTACTCTCTTCAATGTAATAGAGGAAAAAGAGCCTCTGCAAGTAGTAGATAAAGTCTACATCAAGAATAAACTCGGCTACTCTCCTGACTACTCCGACTCCCTCATGCTTTGTACCTTCCGGCACTTTGTAGTCAATCGTAATCACTATACCCAAATAGACGTTAATGCCTTTCTCCTGATGAATAATAACCTCGCCGTGGAGTCTACCTTTGAGAAAATATAACTTCTTCAGCAAATCCGTAGAAGCTCCTGATGACAAGCCAGCTCCGTTAGAAAAGAAGGTAGTTTCTCCTTCTGGGCTTATGACCATCAAAGGGGTATTCGACAGAGATATAGACTCTGAGGTGGAGAATAGACTCAGAGGAGATCTCTACAAGTTCGAGTTCCGTAAGATGGGACTCAATGATCCTATTTGTGGATCTATTCTACTCGTCCTCACCAAGATCTTCCAAGCTACGGAATGGAAGTGTATGGATGATGATGATAACATTCTTCGTGACTCTCTTGCTGAGGTAAACTGGCAGGAGCGCATAGAAGATGTCTGTACTCAGTTCATTTATGGTCACAATGTCATGGAAGTTACCATGAAGGAGCGTGAGGATGGCTCCTACATCTGGGGTTCCATGCACTATCGGCCCCAAACCACCCTCTCTGACTGGAAATATGACAAACACGGAAAGTTAGTCACTATTCAACAGCAGGGACTTTCTGGTAATGTGGTGGATATTCCTGCTAAGAAGTGTCTACTATTCACCACAACGAAGACTCAGGTTAATCCATTAGGGAAGTCTCTCTTTCGTAATGCCTATCGCTCGTGGTACTACAAGACTAACTATGAGCAAGTAGAAGCAATGGGGATTGAGCGGGATTTGACAGGATTACCTGTTCTAACTGCTCCTGAGAACTGTGAGTTGACAGATGATAAAGGTGCTCTTAATGCTATCGGGCAGTGGAGTTGGAATACTGTTCGTAGCATTAAACGCAACTCTCAAGAAGGCTTAGTACTTCCTCCTGGGTGGGAAGTGAAGCTTATAGGTAGTCCTGGTAATCGTCAGTTTGATATGAACCTCGTTATTGATAGATACTCCGCCAACATCGCTATGAGTATGTTGTCTCAGTTCCTTATCCTAGGTGTTGTAAACTCCTCTGGCTCCTTTGCCTTGGCTAAAGAGCAGAAGGATTTGTTCAATCGGGCTGTAGAAGGATTCGCTGCTACTATCGCTAACGTCATCAACACTCAGTTTATTGGTGTGCCAGCTCTTGTAGCGTTGAATGGGTTAAAGAAGCGTCCGTATGTCAAGCCTGTAGGTATCTCCAAGCCTAACCTCACTGAGCTTGCAGGATTCTTAGGCCGTCTACTCAAATTCAACGTCCTAACCCCTGATGATGTACTCGAAGAATATCTCCGCAATGAAGCAGCCATGCCTAGTGCGGATCCTAAGAGTGCTAGGAAGATAGAAGAGAATAAGCCTGTTAAAGAAGTGCAGAAGAAAAAGAAGGAAGACTCAGAAGATCCCATAGAGGAGGAAGAATAGATGAAAGATAAGTCAATTATAAGGTTCATGGAAACTACTGCCTGGGCAATTACTAAAGATCATTTGGATGTCCTGCTCACAGTAGTCTCCAATCATCTAGATGGTAATCCAGTCTATCTCAAGTCAGGGGATTCGGCAGACTCTGATGATCTCATGACTATGCAGGATGGTAATGCAGTAATCAACATCTGTGGCACTATCTGCAAAAAGCTCTATGGCCTCGAAGCTATCTCTGGTGGGCACACCACTGATGACTACAAGCAGTGTATACAAGAAGCACTTGATAATTCTAGCGTTTCTGGTATTATACTAAACATAGACAGTCCAGGTGGTACAGTGACAGGGACGAAGGAGTTAGCAGACTTTATCTACGAGTCACGAGGTAAGAAGCCTATAGTAGCTTTCACCTCTGGACAAATGTGCAGTGCAGCGTACTGGATAGGCTCTGCTGCTGATAAAATGGTGGGCTTTCCTACTGCGTCCATTGGATCTATTGGTGTTATTACCAAGCATCAAGACTGGAGCAAAGGTGAAGAAGCCGCAGGGTTGAAGACTACCTACATCTACGCAGGTAAGTTCAAATCTGCTGGCAACTCTTCTGAGCCACTAGAAGGAGAAGCTAAAGAATATCTCCAAGCTTCTATTGATGACTACTACACTCTCTTCGTAGAAGACATCGCTCGTAATCTAGGTATCTCCGTAGAACAAGCAATCACTCTTGCAGATGCCCGTACTCACATTGCTACCAAGGCTCGTACCCTCGGCCTCATCCACGAAGTAGGAAGTATGAAACACGCGATGAAAGTCGCCCAAACACTCAAAGGAGACATGAAGATGGCTGAAACTACTGGGCAGGTTAATGTAATCTCTGCCGAACAGTTTGCTACTCTGCAAGCTACTATTGCAGAACAGACCAAACTGCTTGCAGATCAAGGTAGTATTCTTACTGCTTTGGCTAAAGAGAAGGAAGATGCCGTTGCAGCTCTGGCTGCTGAGAAGACTGAGACTGCTCGGAAAGAGAAGCTGAGTGAGATCACTGGTAAGCTGAAAGCTGTGAAGATTGATGACGCTGCTCTGGCTGAAGCTCTCTTGGCTGTCGAAGCTTCTACCGCTGACCTCATCTTTGGTAAGCTGACGGGGATGGCTACTCAGATCAAAGAACTTGCTGGTGAGTTGACTGAGACTACCCCTGACGCGCACACCACTGACGCAGAAGATAAAACTACCCCCGCTACTATCGACGCTGCTGTAGAATCCATCCTCGCTGAAGGTAAAATCACTGACATTGATGCTGCTATTGAAGCTGCATCGACTCTCTATCCTTCCCTTTTCAAACCCGCTAACTAAGGAGACATCACATGGCTGACCAAGGTAAAACGCTCATCACTATGCCCATTCCGGCTTCTACTGCTCGTGGATTGCTGATCTCTGGGGCTGGCACCCTCTCTGCTACTCTCCGCGCTGTTGGTGTTGCCTACGAAGGTACTAGCGCTTCTGAGACTTCTGGCCAAGTCCAGATTGGTGGGATTGCTCTCGTACAGGGTAGCGGCGCTATCAACGCTGGTGTTCCCTGTCGTAGTGACGCCGCTGGTAAAGCTACTGCCTCTGCTGCTGATGGCACTGATGCTGATCTTGTCTGCTGCATCCCGCTCGAAACTATGGCAGATGGCCAGCTTACCCGTTGCAAGATTGTCTAATTAACCTTTAAAAGGAGACTACACTATGCCGCTCGCTACTCAATTCTCTACTACTCTCACCAATGTTGGTTTGAAGTACATGCAAGATCCGAAGGCTTTCAAAGCTGGTAAGATCTTCCCTCTCTGCCCTGTTACTCTTCAATCCAGCACTTTCCCTACTTGGGATAAGAGTTACTGGCTGAAGAATGAAGCTGCTGAACGTATGCCTGGTACTGAGAGCGAGGGTTCTCCGCAGGGCCGTGGGACTGATAGCTATGTCTGCAAAGACATTTCTTTCCACGAAGATGTCCCTCGTGAGTATGTTGCTAATGACCCTGCTCCGTTGAATCCTCAAAAAGCCGCTACTCGTCGGGTTACTCACAAGATTGCTCTGTACGACGAAGTTGCATACGTGTCTAACTTCTTCAAAACTGGTGTCTGGGGTACTGATGCTGCTGCACCGAATCCTAAGTGGGATGCGGCTAACTCTGTCCCTCTGGAAGACATTGATGGATTTAAACGTACTATGGCAAGTGCCACTGGCTTTAGTCCGAATAAAGCAGTCATGAGTCAGAAGGTATTTGACGTGCTGAAGCGTCACCCGACTATCAAAGGTACGCTCTTTAGCTCTGGTAGTACTGTCCCCACTGCACAGATTACTGAAGCTATGCTGGCTTCTATCCTTGAGCTGGATGAGATCATCGTCCTTCGTGCTATTGTTGATACTGCTAACTATGGTGCTGCTGCTTCTATTGGATATATCGCTGGTGATAAGTTCCAGCTTCTCCACTGTGCGGCTAATCCTTCCTTGGAAGACCCCAGTGCTGGCTATAACTTTGGCTGGACTGGCTATGGTACTGCTGGTTATGGCGTTGAGACTTGGTATCGTGAAGATCCTAAGGCTTGGCGGGTTGAGGCACATAACTATCATGGGATGAAGAAAGTGGCCGCTGACCTTGGCCTCTTTGTCGATGCTCCTTTGACGTAACACTAGTGAGTAATACGCCCAGCGCCTCTGCATAGTCCATCATGTACGCGCTGGCTATCTCTAGGAGAGATAGTATGTCTACTATCACATCAGTCAGATCAGAGTTACAACTTCCTGCCTCTGTGATTAGTGACGCTGATATTGCCTATGTAGAGAACAAAATCGGCACAGGTGATTTAAATCTCATCTGTGCCGAAGTTCTTAGAATGGTAGTAAGGCGTTATAGGGGGAAGATAAGGGTTAGGATTGGGAAGTACGAAGAGGTTATAGACTGCGCGACTATCAGGCAGGAGATTCAGAACTACATGATGCGTAGCACTGCTACTCAGATTGATGATGGATTTGAGTATCCTGAGACTAGTGTGTTGGAGCAAGATGAGGTTGTGTTATGATCCCTGAGAATGAAGAGGCGTTTCTTGTAGAGTACGCGATTGATGCTTATGGACAGATTACTCTTCCTTATGAGTTCAGTTGTAAAGGTGTTATTGATAGAAGTGATGTGTTTAGGTCTATCAGTGGGGCTACTGTACTCCTCGGTAAGGGGACTTTCTACACCTCTACTTCCCTTACTCTCCTTCCTTCTATGGGGATCAAGGTGGATAATGTTGAGTATAAGATTGCAAGGTTGGAGAAGCTAGTGGTAGAAGGGGAATTTCATCATTACGAGGTGACTTATGGCTAAGAGTTATGTTGCAGGGGTATTGCAGGGGATAAAGAGGTTGCAAAGTTCCCTTTCTAATATGCCTGAGCAGACTGCTTATGCTTTGTTACAGAGTTGCTTAGAAGATGAGCCTACGCCGCCTTGGGACTCAGGAGATCTTAGGAACTCTGGTGCTGCCTACGTAGGCACCAGACTCGTAACTACCACAGAAGACTTTGGGGAGTATGGTCAGAACCCCAGAGCCTCTGCAAATGATCTAGTCTACGGCCGCAAGACTGCTTCAGGAGGATCTCATCTGGAATCCTTTCGGAGTAGAGCTAGACAAGGTGCTACTCAAATGGGAGGTGCTCCACTTACTTCCTTTAGAGATACCGTCTCAGTGGTGTTTAAGACTGACTATGCTAATCAAATGCACAATGGAGTTTATAAACCTAGAGAGCCAGGTTCAGGGCCATTATTTGTGAGTTCTAAACTTCCTATCTTTGGAAGGAAATTCACAGAGATTGCTAGATTTGCATTAAGCAGTTCCGCTCCGATAAGGAGGAGATAAGATGTTCATCAAAGGACTGGCAGATTACATAGCTACAAACGCTTCCCTAGTAGTAGGCACAACGCTCTACATAGGCCGCATTCCAGTAGAGAAACAAACTGGTACTGTGATCTATGAACATGCAGGAGCCTTGAACGAATCCGGCATGAAACGCAAGATCATAGAGATAAGGCACATCTCCCCTGACTATATCACCGGAGATACTTTCATCAACGTACTATTCTCCCTCTTCTCCTACAAAGGCTGTACATTCTCTGACGGATCTGTTATATTTAACGCAGTTCCAGTAGCTACACCTCAATTCATCGGCTATGACGAACACCTCAACGCTGTGTTCTTTTGTAACATTGGTTTCTACACAACTTAAGAAGGAGTATAACTATGGCTCTCGAACTCGGCCCTTGTGAAGTAAAGTTTGGTACGGCAGGGGCAGAAGTGTCCCTGGGAAAGACTCAAGGTGGGGTTACTGTCAGGATTGTGGATGATTCCGTAGACCTGAAGAGTGACCAGTATGGGACTTCAGCAGAAGATACTATTATCACTGGCACTAATGTGGAAGTGGAGTGTAATTTTGCGGAGCTTAGCTTTGCGCTGATTGCTCAGATCCTCAACCAATCTACGTATGGTAGTGCCTCTACTGGTGGACTTCTTGGTGAGAATAACGTCGGGACTAGTCTGAAAACTGCTGGACAATCTCTTGTTCTGACTAAGTATGTCAATGGGGCTGTTTCTAGCTCCGCTGTGGATCGGATAGTCTTTCCTCTTGCAGCGCCGTTAGGTAACTTAGAGCTTGCCTATGACGCAGATAACCAACGTGTCATTCCTGCCAAGTTTAAATGCTTCCCCAAAGCTGTCACTGCCAAATGGGGTACTAGTGGAGATCTTGTTAAGACAGTTACTTATTACTTCGGTAATGAAGCTGCTACTTCCTAAGGAGGCTTTATGGCATTAGAATTAGGGCCTTGTCAGGTTATGTATGGGATTGCGGTAAGAGGCACTGCATGGGCAGCACTCACGAACTATGCACTTGGAGATAAACGAGTCATCACTGACGCCTCTCCTGCTATCTCTCTTCTCGCTGAAGTCACTACTGATGGAGGTAGCTCTGCTGCTTCTTCTCCTGATCTGACTGGTAAGACAGTTGGATCTACCATCACTGATGATGGGATTACTTGGACTGTGCTGTCTGTAGGACTCACTGATCTTGGTAAAACTCAAGGAGGGGTAACTCTTCGTATCTCTGATGAGAGTGTGGATCTTAAATCCGATCAGTATGGCACTGCTGCTGAGGACACCATCATTACAGGAACGACAGTCGAAGTAGAGTGCTCCTTCGCTGAGATTAGCTTCGAGCTTCTCTCTAAAGTCCTGCACCAATCTACCTTTGGGGCAGCTGCTGGGGTACTTGGGGAGAATAACGTAGGTACTTCTCTGCTGGCAGATGATAAAGAGTTGCAGCTTATTAAGTATGTAAGTGGCGCAGCTTCTACTGACCTCGCTGATCGTATCATTCTCCCTCTGGCTGCTCCAGTAGGGAATATTGAATTGTCCTACGATGCGGATAATCAGAGAGTCATGGCTACTAAGTTTAAATGTTTCCCGAAAAGTATCACAGCTAACTGGGGAGTAGGTACTGGAGCTACAGCTAAGACAGTCACCTACTTCTTCGGTGATGATACTTCAACTTCTTAACCCCTAACACGCAGACGCGTAGAAAGAGCAATGGCTATGAAGGTCTTCAACGGTGGCAAGTTTCTTGAAGAGAAGAGTGCAAGTATCACCTTCTCTAATGGAAAGACGGCTGTGGTTTGTGAGATTAAAGATGAGACGATGACTCTCATGGATGCACTGGGGAAGGATGAACGTACTGGAGCTGGGCCGATTAGAGAAGTTGTCGCCTCTATGTGCAGCTTCTCTACTGAAGACCTCGCTTCCATCGGCCTCGTAGAACTCAAAGGTGCTCTTGATTTTTTGTCCGAGAGCTTGTTCTCCTCGAAATAACTGAATTAGATGATAGGAAACTATTTCTAATAGGAGCAATTGCAAGCGAGTTCTCACAGTATAAACTGGAAGAACTCGCTTCTTTTTTACCTTCTCAGTTAGAAGTGCTGTTTAAAGAAGCACAGAGGCAAAGAGCCTACAGGACTCTACTCTTGGTGAACATGATGCCGAGGTTCGGGGAAGTAGACAAAAGTGAACAAGCGAAGTTGAATAAAGGGTTTAATGAGTTGTTGAATCCTTATACAATCACCAAAGCTGTAGATCAGAAGAAGATAGACTCTACGTGGGATATGCTACGAGGAAGGAGTTAGGGATATGAATGTTGGTAATGTAGAGGCTACATTTGATATAAAAGGACTGAAGGAGAATATCAGGCAGTTAGATCGGGTTACTAACGAACTGACTAAGCTTGATAGTAGCCTTATTTCTAGTAAAGCTACACTGAATAGATATGCCAAAAGCTGGACTGATGTTAATCCTGCTATTGCTGAGACTATTAAAAAGGCCCAAACAGCTAAACAGGCTTTAGGGAATATTAATACTTATCGTGATGCTATACAAGGATTAGTTAAACTTCAGCACGAGTATGTTAAGACCACTAAAGAAATAGAGAAAATGTCAGCTGCTGCTTTGAGGGCTAAAGTAGTAGCTAGTATGTCTGCACAAAGAACCAGCTCTGGTTTTAATAAAATGTCTAAAGGGTCTACTCCTCTTGGTGGACAGACTTCTAATTATACTCCTTTTACAACTAACTCTATTATGAGAAGTTGGAATGAGAGTACTTTAGCTAAGATCAACTCTGGGATTACTACACTCACTAAGAACCTCCACTCAGCTGCTGGAGGTGCTAAGGCATTCCTAACTCCTAGTCAGCAAATCCAAGATGTATTCTCCAACTGGTGGAATCACTTTGGTCGCATTGGTATAGGTTTTGGAGTAATCTATGGAGGTATTAGAGCTGTAACTCAGGCAGCTACTTATTTCTTTCAGATCTTTGCTGGTGGGATAAAAGTAATGGACGACATCCGTAGCTCTGGTGCTATGGTTGCTGGTATGCTGGCGCTAGTCACTAAGAATGGAAAAGACTTCACCGAGAACTATACTAATTACTTCAATAACTTCCAGACTACATTAAGTCGCGCGATGGTACTACTTCCGCAATATGGACTCACAATGGAACAATTCATGACTGGTGCAAGGGAACTTGCTCAGTTTGGGGTTGTGATAGATAATGATAATCTGGAACAATCTATTGCAAGCATGAAGATTGTTCAGGAAATTGCGAGTAACTTGAAGGGGGATACTAAGCAGATTAGACAAGAGTTGCAAAGTTTCTTTACTGGACAGACACGACTCTCGGAACAGTTTGGACTTATGATTAAGAACTCTATGCCTGAACTGCGAGGAGCACTAGAGAGAATCCGTAAAGAAGGTGGTACTACCCAGCAGATGTGGGAAAAGTTAAATGCTGAGATGTTTAAAATGGCTCCTTCTCTCAAGGCCGCTAATGCTAATCTAGAGGTTCAGCATACTGTACTTAAAGCTTCTCTCAGTGTTATCTCTGCAATGGCATTAGATGCTACTGGACTCTATGACATCTGGCTTAAAGGGCTTACTGATTTCAATGGAAAGTTATTTAATGTTTCTGGAAATCTCACAGAATTTGGACTTCAAATCTATAAAGTATTCTTTAAAGCTTGGGAATGGACTAAGGATTGGGGATTAACTCTCCTTGGCATAGGTCAAATAGTCTATGGTGGTGTAATTAAACCATTTCTTATCTTATGGGAATTACTTGTAGACATCAAAAACTCTATTATCAGAATGGGACGAGAGGATTTAAGTAAATTTGCTACTGGTATGGCTCAATTAATAACTAAAGATTTTGCAGGGGCATTTAAAACTTTTAAATCTCTAGGTGCTTTAGAAGACGCTAAAGAAGCTGGATTGAATGTAATTCAAGGACTAGTAGATGAGGGAAAGATTATATTAAAGGGCTTAGAGAATTTTGCAGTTGGTACAAGTTTAGTAATGACAGATGATTATACAGGTCCAACATTAGCAATGCAACAAAAAGCACATAAAGCTCTTACAGGTCTTCTTGCTCCCGATAAAGATGGAGACGATAAAGGTACCAAAGCAGCAGCTACCTCAATGGCTACTACTTTTGTAGACCAGCTGACATATGACCTCTATGCACAAGTGAAGGATTATTTCTCTACTGGGGAATTAGAGGCTATGATGATGGACTTCCAAGCAGGCTGGAAGTTGAGATTCGCTGCTGATGATATGGGGCCACCTGAGAGAGTTAGAGATTGGGGATCTAGTGAGATTGAGTATTGGAATGCTATTATAGCTGCGCAGAAGCAGTATACTGGGGATTTAGATGCTAGGATAAATAGAGAAGCTCTACTGGCTAATATCAAAGCTCAAGCAGCTGTGACAGATTTCTTCCCTATGAAGATGACAGCTGAGGAGTATAAGACTGCGACTGAGTTAGTCCTTGCAGAACAGAAGAGAATTTCCACTAATTGGGACTTTGAGCTAGCTAAGATGAACCTCTCGTTTGATTCTTTTGGAACGTATTTAGGGAGTAGCTTTAAAGGACTTTTCACAAGTGTATTCAACCATGAGATCACCAGCTTCGGACAACTCTTCACAGGAGTCCTGAAAAGCATCCAAGACTCCTTCTCCTCCATGCTCAGTGATATGGTTAGTGAGTGGTTCAGTGCAATGATGGAGATGCAGTTTAGAGATAATGCAGTAGGGATTATGGGGAAGATGTTCGGAGGTGCTGCTTCGGCGTATACTGGTATGGGAAGTGCTAACTATACTGGTGGTGGAACTCCTGCTGATCTAGGTATAAACTGGGCAACTTATCCCAACTATGCTGGTGGGATGATTAATGAGCCAGTCTTTGGCATTGGACAAAACTCTGGAGCTTCCTATTCCTTCGCAGAGCGTGGGCCAGAGAGAGTGTTGAGTAATAAAGAGAGTAAGGATTATGGCAGCTCTGGTGCACCTAACGTCACTATCAACTTCACAAATGAATCCAGCGTCCCTCTAACCGCTACTCAATCCGGCATGTCCTTCGATGGTGAGAAGTATGTAACCTCTATCATAGTCAAGCAAATGTCAACCAATCCGAGCTTTAGAAGCTCAATGAGAGGATAGTAGAGATGGCCTTTCCGACATTAGGTAGAAGAGCTATAGATGTAGAGACGAGTAATGAGGATAATAAGATAGGGCATTCGTTAGAAGCAGGGTATGAGTTTCGGAGACCACGCTTTACTAGAGTGAGAAGGACTTTTAAAGTTCAGTATGATCTACTTAATACTACTGATAAAGAACTCCTCAAAACTCACTTTGATACTGTCGGGACTCATACTAGCTTTAGCTGGACGGATTTGGATGGCGCTAGCTTCACTGTCTTCTATGATTCCCCTCTCTCCTTCACTCGTGCTCTTAGTGGCTGGTTCAAGGTAAGCGATATAATGCTGAAAGAGGTGTAACATGCTGAATCTTTCCTCGACGCTTATAGCAGAGAAGAACAAGCTCTCCTCCAACAGTGCTTGGATAGTACTGTTGGAGGTTACGATTCCTGCCAGTCCGAGTGATATAGTTATTCGGCTGGCTAAGAATAACGAAGATGTAGTATTTGGAGGAGAGACTTATACGGCTTTCCCGATGGAGATAGATACAAGTAGTTGGACGAGTAAGGGAGATATTCCCTCACTAGGCATTCGTGTTAGTAATATTGCTAACACCTTTAATCAGATCCTACGGGAGTATAATGGAGGTGTAGGTGGAACTGTAGTCTTCACCTTAGTCTCCTCTGAGCATCTCACAGAGAACTACGCAGAGCTTCAGCGCACCTTTACTATCCTCGATGCAGGGGTGGATAATTATTGGGTGAGTTGGACACTAGGGAGTAGCAATCCCCTCCGGCAACGCTTCCCTCTCTACGTCTATATGGCACATTACTGTAACTTTGTGCAGAACTTCAAGGGTGCTGAATGCAAGTACGCTGGAGCTGCTTCTACCTGCAACGGCACATGGCAGCAATGCCAAGACTATAGCAACACCTCTAACTTCGGAGGCTTTCCAGGACTCTACAACCCAGAAGTAAGGATAGTGTAATGTTCTCTGACTTGCTAGGTAAAGAATTCCTCTATGGCGCGCGAGGCCCCGATGCCTATGACTGCTATGGACTTGCTAGGGAAGTTGGGAGGCGAGTAGATATTTACTTTCCTCCCAAAGTGAGTTATACTACCCCAAGAGATATAGATGGGCTGATAGAGGAAGAAGCTAGGCGGTGGAAGAAGTTAGAAGCTCCTGAGTTGTACTGCCTAGTAGCTTTCTCCCTAGTCCATCCTTATGTAAATCACGTAGGTGTTGTGCTGGAGTATAATAGGTTTATACATATCATGCACAATACCAGAGTTACCATAGAGCGATTTGACAAAGATCCTTGGGTTAATAAAGTGAGAGGATTCTACCAATGGCAAGGTTGAAGAGAATAGAGAATGTTTTTGAGGATGGGCGGGTGGATACTTCTGAGGAGTTTATCTTTCTTGGTAGTATTGCCGATCTGGTGGAAGCAGAGTTGGGAGAGGGGAAGTGGGAGGTACGTCTGAATGGCATAGCTCTGGAAGAGGAGCTATGGCCCCAGACTTTCCCTACTGATACTGATCTGGTAGTCATTCAACCTAGTATCGCTGGTGGTGGCCAGAATGGAGATGAGAAGTCTAACGTCAGGATGATGGCACTTATTGGGGTGAGTATTGCCTCGATGGGTGTAGGGGCTATGCTTGGCCCGACGACTATGGCTGTTAGTACTTCAGTAGGTATGGGCACCATCACCACTGGCTCCACCATGATGGCTATAGCAGGTATGACTGCGACGAATATCATCGGCGGGATGCTGGTGAATAAGTTGTTGCCATATCCTGAGGCTGAGAAGGCTCCTACGTATTCTGCATACAGCATCGACCCTGTAGCCACTCAGCAGCAAGGACTCCCTTACCCTATGTGGTATGGGTATTTCAAGCTTAAAGCGGCTAATGCGATTAATGCGTATAAGAATGATAAGGTGTTAACACAGAATCAGTTGGCCACATTCTACGATGTAGTATTCTCACTAGGTCTTGGCCCTTGGGAGAGTATTACTAGTATTACAATTCCTGGGGCGCTAAGTTCTTCTAGTCTTGAGACTGATTATCGACTTGGATACATCACCCAAAGTGAGTTTGATTCTAACCCTTCCTACTCTGGAGCTACGAGTCACACGGTTAGCCTCACAGGATTCACCAATAGTCCTAAATCTGCTCCGACTCCTAACTCTGTAGAAATTACTGTAGAGATTCCTGCTACGGAGATTAATAAGATCCAGTTTGACATGATCTTTCCCAATGGGGCATATACGCTTTATGAGGATACTGATAAAGGCTATGTAGCTGTAGGAATGGAAATCTCCATAGCTGACTCTGCTAGTTTCTCTGGTGGTGATTATGCTTGGCAGCCTGTGAATAGTGTTAACTTTACAGGTAAGGATATTGTTCCTGCTGGAGTAGTTAAGGAAGCTACCAGAGCTACCCGTAGATGGTCTTATGGGCAGTACGCGGTGATACCAGCGATTAGTGATAATGTCATTTCGGGAAAGTATAAGACTTTAGAATACTTAGTCCAGGGAGTAGGCACTACCAGATGGGTAGAATATGCCACTTCTGCCAATGCTGAGTCTGCTCCTCCTACTATTCCTGCGATGATTAGTCTTTATACGTGGAGATATCTGAGTCTCACAGAGCCTATTGTGATTGCTGAGTATACTGAGCCTGTGAAGAAGGTGTATGGGGCTAGGACTTCTAATACCTTTGAGATTCCCTATGAGTTTGCTATTAACCCTGCTGTGTCAGTGACTTCTTATATATTGAAGTTAAATCTCACCAGTACCCAAGTACAGTCAGGTGGATGGGCTATGGTGGTTAGGGGATGTAGTATTACTACTATCAACTCCTATGGCGATATGACTAAGGTAGATCCGCTTACGTATCCTAGATGTGTGTTGGCTCATGTAGTGGCTACAGGGGATAAGAATGTAAGCTCGTTAGTCCCTGAGATTATCTTCCAAGGACGTAAGGTAGCTGTATGGGGAGGGACTACTTGGGCATATGCTTTTAACAACAACCCTGCATGGGTGTGTTATGATGTGCTGAGTCAGCCGTTGATGCCTGATGGGGCTATAACTCCTTGGACTACTACCAGTCCTGCGATAAGATATGAGGGAATTAATCCTGCACAGCTTGACTATGTGAGTTTCAAAGCTTGGGCGGATTTCTGTGACACCTTAGTAGATATCTCAGGTGGCACAGAAAAGCGTTATACCTTCAATGGAGGGTTTGATACAATCAGCAACCTCTGGGAAGCAGCACTGGCAATTGCGGGTAACTCTCAAGCATGGCTAGTCTGGCATGGGAATGAAATTCAGGTAGTGCTGGATCATACTACGGCTACTACACAACTCTTCGGGGCTGGAGATTATGTGCTTGACTCAGTGAAGGAGAGTTACCTTTCTCTCACGGATAGGGCTACGGCAGTGGAGGTAGAGTTCATAGATGCTGGGAAGAATTACGAGAGTAACAAGTTCTCCCTAACGGAAAGTGGATTCTCTGATTCCCAGAAAAAAGTAGCCCTCACTCTCCGTGGGTGTACCAATGCTAGTCAGGCTTATAGAAGTGCAAAGTTTGAACTTCTAAAGAACAAGCATTTGAAGAAAACTATTAGTTTCCAAGCTCCTCTTAACGCTATTACCTGTACAATAGGTGATGTGGTAGAGTTTCAGAGTTGTGTACTTAAAGCAGCGCTGGGTGGTGGGAGGATAAAGAGTGTTACCTCTCCTACTATATTAGTCTTGGATAGAGCTTACACCTTTGTGAATCTCACAGGGTATACGCTTAAGGTAGCCAAGCAAGATGGAACGCTCATCACTGCTACTCTGGTGAATCTTAGTGGTACTACTAGTGTAATAACTCTGACTGCTGGGATTACAGTCTCTGCTCTAGACTCCTATGCCATTGGGGAGACTGATAGAGTTGTGGAGAAGGTTAGGGTGCTGGATCTTACACAATCTACAGATCTTCTCTGCACCATCAGCGGGATTCAATACATCGCAGAGATCTATGATTATAACGACTCGGATATTCCTAACATAGTGTATAGTCCTATAGCAGATATGCCTGAGGTTACGATTGTCTCCGTTACATCGAGTGACTTCTATAACGCTCTTGGGGAATACCAGAAGAACATAGAAGTCATTATCACTCCTCCTTCCAGCATCTACTACAAGCAAGCCAAGTGCTACTTCCGTACTACTACAGACTCTATCCTCGGTGACTGGAACTTTGCGGGGACTTTCACTGGAAACTACTTCAGCTTTCCTCTCCCCGCAGAGCTGATGACTACGAATTATGAGGTCATTGTGGCTACAGTGAATACAGATGATATCACTATGAACCTTCTCGACGCTCCTAGTGAAACTCTCTCCGTCACCGTACCTGATCTAATTGCCAACCCTCCTACTTCCGTTACCCCTGTTACACTTTCCTAAAGGAGTTCTACATGGCCAAGGTTATAAAGAATGTTAGTTTATCCTGGGAGTGGACAGGAGATGAGAGACTTCTGCTAGGGTTTAATGTAGCCCTGTGTAAGTCTGGGGAGACTCCCCTCACTGCTATCACTGCCTCAGCGTTTGTGGGGATGAGAGGGACGACTGTTACTCCTGTGACTCTCACCCCTAGCTATACCTTCTCGAATGTCACTCTAGATGATGGGGTACAATACATCCCTTTTGTCCAGACTGTATTTCCGGGAGACGACAGCGAATGGCTGGCGAGTACTGGAGTCCTGGTAGATGACGATGGAACTGCTACTATCTCGATGGGGATTACCCGTACAGCAGACTTAGAAGTCTTCCAATGGGCAACATCTGCTCCCGTAGCACCTTCAGGAACCTCTACCTACACTTGGGCAACTGGAGAGTTCACAGCTCCTACAGTACCTAATGGCTGGGAGCTTACCCCAGGTACTGCAACTCCCGGAGATATCCTCTGGGGGAGTAAGGTCCGAGTGGTAGATTACCTCTCCACTGCTACTACTGAGGTAGTCTGGCCGACAGGGAGTAGTATCCTAGGAGAACTAAAAGCCTTTCCTTATGCCGAGGGATTTGGCTCCTCTACTATAGGCGGTAGAGGCGGGACGATATACACAGTAAAGAACTTAAACAACAGCGGGGCGGATTCCTTACGTGCAGCATTAGAAGCTACTGGCCCTCGTATTGTGGTCTTTGAGGTAAGTGGTACGATTGCACTTACTTCGCCTATTTACATAACTTCCCCTTATCTCACTATTGCTGGGCAAACAGCCCCTTCTCCTGGGATTAATATTCGCAACTACGGGATTAATATCCGAACCCATGATATTCTTATTCAGCATCTTCGTATGCGAATGGGAGATTCCTACTCTGATATTGTCGGCCCGTTCTATATCCAACACTACCCTAATCAGAATGTTATTTATAACGTAGTAATAGACCACTGCTCAATCAGCTGGGGCCGGGATGATTGTATTACCTTTCATTACTACTCCCACGACCTTACACTCTCCCATTCCATTCTCAGTGAGGGATTGGAATATGATGCAGGAAATTCTCGTGGTATTCTAGTCAGCGATAGAGTTAAGAATCTATCCATTATCAAAAACCTAGTAGCTCATCAGAAGACTAGATTCCCAGAGGTTAACATTGCTTCTGAGGTTGTGCATGTTAATAACCTGCTCTACAACGGGGGCCTCACAGGTTGGGTACCGATTGTAGAAAACGCCACAGAGAACCCTGCTGGGGAGCCTATCAAGTTTACCAGCGAGAACAATCACTTCCTCGAAGGCCCGAACTCTGTTTATGACCAATCACCTTATTACATCTACAGCAATATCTCAAGCACTTCTGAGATCTACATCTCTGGCTCTGAATACGCTGGTACAAGCGACTTGGTGACGAACTACAAAGGTGCTGGGGTTATAGTAGAGGCCCGTCCACTATGGGATGCTTCTATCACTGTCCTCCCCACAGCAGATGTGCATGACTATGTTCTGGCGTATTCTGGTGCAAGGCCCGCAGATCGTGATGCTGTTGATACTAGAATTGTAGGAGAGGTGGAAGCTGGTACAGGTAGCTGGAGGAGTTCTGTGGCTGGTGCTGGTGGCTGGCCGACTATTACAGAGAATACACGCTCACTGACGGGACTTATGCCTTCTAACCCTAGTGCGACTATCGACGCTCAGGGTTGGACACAGATGGATAAGTTTTTGTATGAGCAGAGTATGATAGTTTCAGGGTATAGTCCAGTTACGAGTGCAGCGTATCCTGTTGGTATTGCTGGGATAAGTGGAGTAGATGGAAGTAATGCTCTTAGTGTTATAGTTTCCAATCCTGCGCATACGTTACCTGCTAGTAGTGCTGGGGCGGTGAGTAGTTATAGCGGTAGTGGAACGACTATAAGAGTGTTAGAGGGCGGGACTTATCTTACAGATACAGCAGTTAATCCTCCTACGGTAGCGGGGACGTTTACAGTTGAGGCTGGGGCACAAGTTCCAAGTGCAACTATCACAGCTGGGAGTATTAGTGGCGCAGGGACTACCACAGCTACAATCGCAGATTACTCAGCTATGGCTGATGGGACTACAGCTGTTGTAGTTAACTGGACTGTGAAGGTTAAGATGTTAGATGGGACTAGTGTCACACTCTCTACTGCACAGAGTCTCACGAAAAGCCTCGCTGGGGTAGATGGGACTTCTGGAGTAGGTTACTATAGATCTACTGATCCTCCTGGAAGTCCTGCTCAGTATACCTTGTGGTTTAATACCCAAGATACTGATGGGACTTACTATGCACAGACACAGTATCAGTATGTAGGGAGTAGCTGGGTTCCTACGAGTGCTAGAGGGACTTATATAGGTAGTACGGGGATTTATACAGGAACCCTTACTGCTACTCAAGTCAATGCAGTGGCTATTGATGCAGGGAGTATTACGACAGGAACATTATATGCTATTGATATCACTGGTAGTACTATATCTGGTAGTTTAGTTATTGGGGCTATAATAGGTAATAATGTAACAGCTCTAACCTCTGATTGGGATATTATTAATACTACTATCTCAGTTAAAGATACAACTAATTTTGCCTCTTCTGGAATAGCCACATTAGGTACAAAATCAGATGGTACAGGGTCTGCTATTAGGATTACCTATACCGGAAAAACTGGTACTACATTGACAGGGGTAGCTTTAGATGGTTCTTATTACACCGCCTATGGTACAGTAGCACTTCCAGGCGCAGTAGTAGATACTGCAAGATGGACAGGAGGTTATATATATTTTAATGAATCTGCAAATTATACTGCTATTACTGGCAATGGTACAACTAATGAGTGGGTTAAAATGAGTAGTCTACATTATAGGATACTTACTAAAGCAACAGGTACATGGGTCGTGGGGGGTACTACATATAGTTATAGGATAACAGTAGCAACAGCTCTTCCAGCAGATAGTTTGGCCATTATATACTTTAGACAATTTATAACAAGATCTATAGGTACATATATAGTACCTGATAGTAAAGTTTGTACTATTGACTCATTTTCTGGTGATATACGGTTATTTGATTATGTTAATAGTCACTCAGAACTAGTTAGTCGGATTGGTCTAGATGATGATAACTATTACTCTGGTCTAGTTTCTTATGCATCATTTGGTAACTGGGATAGCACTACTATTGGCTGCTTAGTAAAAGGAGGTGGAACTTATTCCTTATATTGTAAAAATATCGGCGGTGGGTATGGCGCTAGTTTCGCTACTTCTGTTGGATCTGCAAGTACTGCGTCTGGTGCACCTATAAGATTATCTCCTAGTCCCCTTTCAGCGGCACCTACTCATACAGCAAGTATGGGTTCTTTATGGGTAACATCTGCTGGAGTTCTTTATATTAATACTTCAGATAGTACAACCTGGGCTAAGGTAGGTGCACAGTAGAATAGAAACAAAGAAGCCCACTAGAGAATCTATCTCTCTAGTGGGCTTTATTTGTTCAGAATTTTACACTTAACCCTAGCTCATAATTATGCCCGATGATATAAATCTCAGGTATAAGAATGAAATGTTGCCAGTAGACTTTCTTATTCCCCAGGGAATCCGCAATTAATAAATGTCCTAAGATACAGGTTAAAAAGTAACTTACTACCTTCTTATCACTTGGATGTTTGCCTAGGATAGGATTAGTCTCATATAAGCCTTCGTGGTTCTTGATATCTAGCGTCTGGGCCATATCTACTAGTAGCGAAGTAACTACCACAACTTCTGTAACCTTCTCTGTAGTAGTCCACTCAGCATATAATGGAGTAGAGTGCCCAAATAGTAATAAAGCAATGAGAATGTAACGTAACATAATAACTCCGTAGTAAGAAGCCCTACAAGAGATGTTAGTCTTGTAGGGCTTTAGTTTTCTACATGTCTCTGGAGTAGTCTGCATCTCCTACAGTAGTTGGAGGAGGTGGAGTGAGGAGTGCTCGGAGCCTCTCCACCTCTTTATACATCTCGATCAGATCTTCGTTCTTTTGAAAGGCTAGTTGCATTAAGGTTCGAGTTTCTAGTAATGCCTTCAGCATCTCACCCTCCACTCACGATTTCATAGATCTTCTTAGTAGCTCGAATGTCGCCTAGGGCGTCATGGAAGTCTTCTTCGATGTTGAAGTAGGCAGCGATAGTAGTGAGTTTGTGGTTCTCAACTGTGCCACCTTTACCTACCTTAATCCCCTGTTTCTTGAACCACTGACGAGTGAGTCCAAGGACATCATAGGCAGATTCGTCTATCAGGTTGTGGATACAGAACGAGGGATCATTCTTCTCAAACCAAGCTTTCAGCATACGTAGGTCGAAGTTGACGTTGTAGCCAGCGAGGATGAAGGTATCGTTAGGGTCTTCGTGGTCTACATATTCCTTCAGTACATTCACGAAGCGATGGTATTTCACACTGGGGTGAGGGAAGGTGCGGAGCTGCTGACGAGTGATGCCGTTACATTGTAGAGCGGCGTCAACGATTTGGTCGCCAGCACAGATGTTCATTCTGTAGTTGATGGTCTCCACTACTAGCCCATCAAGCTCAATCATAGCCCCGATTTGAATGAGTCCGTTAGCTGGGGTAAGTCCGGTCGACTCAACATCTAGCCATAAGATCTTAATACTCATTATAAACTCTCCTACTAGAGGCTTTAATAGCCTTAGCACTCAATGGTTTAACGTCTTCAATCTTATTTTGGTAAGCAAACTCACCAAATAGTTCTAGTGACTTTTGATTATATGCCCACATAGCGGCTATTCGGCATTCAAAAGAGCCAATAAATATTTCTTTACCTTGATACCATAGTATGGCTCTCCATTTATTCCCACAAGACATGGGCTTAACTCCACGCATTCCAGATCTGTTATCTCTACGTAAATCACAATTCATCATATTCTGAGATTGTGTTGCTTGTCGTAGATTAGACTTCCTACAATCCCTAGGTATTCTATTGATATGATCTACATTACCTTTGGTTTGTAGAATTACTTTATGCAGGAATATTCCAGTATTGCTGGTTCCTACATATCCTGTAGATGTATTATATTTCCAGAGGGCATCCTTTACCAAAGCTACATCCTCTGTGTCAATTAAAGCATAGTTTAATACCTTTCCAAACTGATCTTTAAGTACTATTTTAGTAATATCACCCTCAGTAATGTACTCATTAACGCCTCCTCGAATAATTGTACGTGCTTCACCATAACGAATAAAATGCCTATAGTGCTGATCGCAGCAATCCTTCTTAATAGCACGTTTACCACAGCCCTCTACCTTACAAAATTCTTGCATCACTTCCCTCCAATTTGCACAGGGGAAGGCATAGTAGCAGGCTTCGGCAACACAACAGGAACCTCTTTAGCCACACTAAGTCCACTCTTCTCCAACACCTCTTTCACACTAAACACCCACCCGCGTAGAATCTCCTCTTTCATATTCGGATCTATCATGCGGTAAGCTGCACCGAAGCCACTTCTCATGTTGATGTCGAAGGTTATCTTACCTACGCATTCCTTTGCAATATCCTCTAGGGTTACTTCTTTCTGCTCTTCCATTTAAATCTCCTTAGTTAGAATTTGTACTCGACTGGTAATAAACTCTTTCATTTTCTCTTGTGCAGCTCTTTGTACATATTCACGAATATCTGTGCCAGTAAGTCTATTCGACCCACGTGAAAGCCTATCAATTTCTTGTACTATAATGCGATCAAGGTACTGCTGAATATTTACACTATCCAAGCGTTTAGCTACTTCAGCTCTAACTATGTCATCAACTAAACCTCGAACATATTCGCGAGTAAGTCCTAGTTCATTCATGAGTATACCTCTTACCTCGCTGCCTGTATTCATAATAATCCTCCTTGTTAGAGTTTCACTACCAACTACCTTCATCATACATCTTATCATCAAAGGCTCGTACACAGCCGTAGAGGTATTTATTTCTTCTGTAAAGTGAGGAGTGTAGATAGGCCGAATGGCTTTCTCTACACTCCTTCTCTACCCAACGCTGGTTAATGTCTCCTAAGTAATGCTCACAGGAAGCACAGGCTGGTTTTATATTAGCTCCACAATCCTTACAGCGAGACTTCATCTCCAGTTCTCGATAGGGTTGTAGAGTGGCAGCTCTCGAAGGTCTATCTCTTGCTGGAAGTGCGTAACCTTGCAGCTACACTTCTCAAGATGGGCTAGGGCCTTAGTATCATAAGGAAGGATATTCTTCGCTTTCTTACAGATGTGGCATTTGTAGTAAAAGCGTTGCTCTCCCTCTGCTGTGGTTACTTGGCGGGTATCAAGAGGCATGGGGAGACTCCTTTTTTAAGTACCAGTTATTGAGAATGTCAGGCTTCAGGGAGTCTATCTTGTAGTCCCCCGTAGCCATTGGGTAGAGTTCGAAGAGCATTCCTGAGTGGAGTAGAGGTGCGTAGTCGTCTTCTGAGATGTCGCTTAGTAGTTGCATGTTAGTCTCCTTACCCCCCGCAAGACTCAAAGCCACAGAGGTTGCATTTAATACAGCTGCCCACTTTTACTAATCCATGACTCTTCTTGCATTCTGGACATTGCATCATCGCTGGAACTGTTCCAGTACTATGCTCATTCCCTAAAACATAATGAGTAATGACCTTAGAGATAGCATCAGGGATTGACTCCACAAGGCCCAACTCTGTATGCACAGGAGTGCTGCCCTTAATCCCTTCTAACTGACCTACTATAATATCAGGAGAGACTCCACAGCGCAAGAGGATAGAGCAGAGTCGGGAGATCCCTTCTGCCTTGGCCATTTCAGAAGCACCACTCTTGCCTAGAGTACACAGAATCTCAAAAGGCTTACCATTGAGATAGTTGACAGTAACTAGCATCTCCCCATAGCCAGTTTTAATCTGGTAAGTATCTCCCTTGAGTGCCTTAGGACGATCTAGTGGGACAATGACGTTGCTATTCGCAGCACTACCATTGGGCATAGAACCACTGAGGACTTGGTTGTCTAAGGAGCCATCCCGATACACTGTTATGCCCTTACATCCACTACGATATGCTAAGAAGTAGGCATCCGAAACGTCCTTCTTACTAGCATGAGATGGGAGATTGATGGTCTTGCTTACTCCACTACAAGTATACTTCTGGAAGATAGCTTGGATTGCTATGTGTTGTGCAGGGGTGATATCATGTGCTTCCTCGTAGTAGGAAGGGATAGGAGCATTGGGATATAACTCTTTCCACTTAGCATAGAGAGGATGGTGATGCTCTATGAGGGTATCAGCACGATTCTCAAATTGGATGTATTTGTAGATAGGTTCGATGGAAGCGCTGCACTCTGCGATCATGGAAATAGTGCCAGTTGGGGCGACTGTAGTCATGGTAGAATTAGCAGGAGTGTAGTCTAACTCTGCAATTCCAAGACGACTGAGGGACTCCTTGATATGCTCAGGAAGCTTGTATTCATCAAAAGCTGGGAAAGTTCCTTCGATAGCTCCTAGCTTGTGAGTAGCAAGAGTAGTGCTATCCAGAATAACAATAGCAATGTTCTCAGCAATCTCTACTGCATCAGGGGAGGAGAAAGGGATCTTCAGCTTGATGAGTAGATCTGCAAGTCCCATCGGGCCAAGTCCTACTTTGCGACTATAGTTTACCCTTGCTGCAATCTTATCATTTGGGTACTCACTCTTCTGCATCATACGATTAAGTAGGGTGATACCTACCGTGACTACTTTTCTAAGCCGTTCAAAGTTTACTTGTCCATTGCTAACCATTAAGGAGAGATTAACAGAGCCTAGGCCACAGGCTTCCCAAGATACTAAAGGCATCTCTCCGCAGGGATTTGTCGCCCTGATAGTATTATGCTCACCAGTTAGTGGATTATGCTGATTGATCTTATCAATAAAGATCAGGCCAGGATCACCAGAGTAATGAGCACTATTGATGATGGCTTCCCATACTGGCTTTGCAAGAGTAGAGATAGTCTCCCCATTTGCAGGATTGACTAGATCATAGGTAGTGTTCTCTTGGACTGCCTGCATGAATTTGTTGGTGATTGCTACTGAGAGATTAAAGTTCTGGAGTGACTTACGATCACTCTTGGCTGCAATGAATTGCATAATGTCAGGATGATCTACTCGGAGCACTCCCATATTAGCACCCCTACGCGATCCGCCTTGCTTCACAGCTTCAGTAGCACCATCGAAGACTTTCATGAAGCTGATAGGGCCACTAGCTACTCCATGCGTAGAGGCTACTGTGGAGTTCATTGGACGTAGTGCTGAGTAATCAGATCCAGTACCTCCTCCGTGTTTGTGTATGAGAGCAACCTGTTTTACTGAGTCGAAGATTGCCTCCATTGAGTCTTCGATGGGTACTACAAAGCAGCCACTAAGTTGATTAGGCCGACCTTCTATCCCTGCATTCACCAGACAAGGGGAGTTAGGGAGAAACTCCTGTGCAAGCATTACTTCTAGGAAGGAGTGGTATTCTGTCTCGCTGTTAGCAAGATGCTTTGCTACTCGCTGACACATGGAGGAATAGTTCTCGATAGGATTCCCTTCGAGGTCTTTTCGGTAGAGTCGTTTTGCTGCAATAGTCTCAGCGCGTGGGGATAGGGTGATGTGGGATACAATGTCATTTTCGAGCATTCAAGACTCCTTGTTAGTGGTTATTAAACTCAATCATAGAAAATAGATACTCAGGCGTCATTGGATGAATAAATTCATTACCAATACAGACCTTCTCTGCTATTGTACCATGCAATGAATAAATATCTTCAAAAATAGGCTTCTGTCGTAGACAGAATGTAAATGTTCTAGGGTCTAGATTAGCAGTACAGCCACAACCAAATGTTGCAAACATAGTACCTCACTTATAAGTTGATAATATCCCTTTAGCCTTTTCTGTAATTCCAATAGCCCGACTATTCCCCTGAATCTTCTGCTGGAGATACCCAACCTTTTCTAGTGTCTCAAGAACTTTATCAAACTCTTCTTGGGTAACATCCTTCATGAAGTGCGCCAGTAGCTCTTTATACTCAATAGGACTACCAGCGGCGTTAAGTGCATTCAGCATACGGAGGTGGATTTCGCTCTGTTTATTAGCTCCCGCGCTCATGTAGATGAACTTCATGTTATGCTCTATACGCTCGATGAAGAGCATTGCCCGTTTCATGTGGTCTAGGGAGATCAGGCGGGTGAGATCTGCTGCTGCAAGGAGCATAGCGACCTTTAGGATGTGAATGTGTTTGCGAGAATGGAAGGAGACATTCATTCCAGATGCCTCTGGCTTCTCTCCTAGATGCCAAGCTTCGTAGTGTTCCTTGGCTTCTTTGGTGAACTTTACCTCTCCATAGAGCTTGGAGATTTCAGCAAGACGCTCTGCTACTTTACGCTGAGACTCTAGCATGTCATCTTCTGGCATTTGAAGAGGGGAAGAGCTATTTACTGCGTTGTCATAGACGATGATAGAGCGAGACATAAATCCACCCGCTACAGCATCCTTGATAATCCGTGAACAGAAGGTTTCTGTAGTCGCACCTGCGATGATATTAAGACAAGGATTGACTATCTCTAGACAACCCTTATTCTTAGTCTTATACTCAAACTTGGTGTCTGAGTCGAAGATGTCAGTGAGAAACTCTACCATTGGAGGGCCAGCACTTAGGAGCGTGACTAGCTCTGAGGCAATAACAGTCAGGGCAGAGCTTCCGTAGAACTTCCCTGGAGTTATCTCAAAGGTGGAATAGCTATCTACCATCTCAATCTGTAGAGCTTGAGGAGTCGCATTGTCGTGGCAGAATTGAACAGGTGAGGCAGAGAGTTGCACAGTGCTGCGTCCCATTCTCATAGCAGAGCTTTTCATCCCCACTCCTGGAGGGGAGACTAGGATTACATAGAGGTTCGGGTAGGCTTTGAAATAGTTACAGGGTATCCAGAGCTTCTTGCCTATTACAGCGGAGATGGAAGACAGTAGTACCCAGTCATGATAAGATGTAGGACAACCAGCGAGTTTGCAATAGTTGTGATATTCTCCAAACAGATCTATGCCTTTCTCCTCACTCATAACCCCACCTTCTTACAGCTGGTGAGTCGCTTGTAGAGAGCTGTGAACTGATCCTTGAAGGTGTCTTCTAGGGAGTCCTTGGCGAAGATGGAGATGGATTCTTCGATGAACGCAGAGGTGTTGCGGCCCTGAGTTTCAGCTATTGCTGCTTTGTAGATGATCGGGCGGATAGCGATGTATTGTTTGTCAGGGATGAATAGCGTGTGGTTGGAGACACTCATTATTCCAATTTCTTCGATGGAATAGGAGTCTAGGAGTTGTGGGCAATAGCGTAGGATAATAGGAATGTGAGAGTCAGGGTAGCCATTCCTAATCAGCCATAGTTTGAGTTCCTGCTCTGGGGTCATGTAGCTCTCCTGAAGGAAGGATGAAAGATGCGATGTTGAAGGTACGGGAGTCTAGGTAATCTAAGGAGTAGAAGTTGTCGATGTCGTAGTGAGAAGTAATGGAGGAGACTAAACACTCACTATGATGAGTCAAATCATGATTGGTGTCTCGAAGGACTTTGATGATATAGCCACCTAGGGAGCGAACTAACTCCGCTTCATTAGGGAATCGAATGTCGTCAACTATGATATTCCACCCACCACCCATAGCTCTCTCTGCTGAGTGCTGCCATTTGTTTAGCCAGTAGGAAGGAGTTAGCTTGCGCCGATAGTCTGTAGCATACCACTGCATGAGTTTGCGACCAGTAGTGGTGTACCAAGTCTGGCCGTGGATGAACTGCTCATCGCCAATGTCAGTGAGAGAGATACCTTGAGAAGCTGCTTCAGCGAATAGACTTGCAGGGACGAAGAAGATGAGGTTCTTATCCTCTTGAGATCCGTATAGCATGTTAGCCGTGTAGGAGAAGAAATGTCCTTTGCGGTAGGAGGAGAGGAGAGTGTGTAGTTCTTTTTTAACTTCTCCCGCGAATGGAAGGATTACTGAGTTAGGATAGTAGGACTGGATCATGGTGGCGATAGTAGTTTTGCCAGTTCCCATGTTGCCAGCGATGCCGATGATAGTGGGGGGCATGGAGTAGAGTCCTTTCGATTAATGAGTCTATCTTAACATAGCGAGGCTATAATTGTCAATAGACAAAATGCAGGAGTAGGGAATTATTTTTCTGCTAAACAGTCACCATCTATATTATATGGATCATAATAGCAGTCACAAGTCTCAGCAGTACACCCGCAGTCATCACAACCAAATATATACTCTTCCCTCTCACACCCATGAGCTTTAAGTTCAGCAATTACTTCTTCACGTATAGTCATATACTCTCCTTCGCAGCCTTAGCTGCTTCTTTAGCAAGTTTGTGTTCAAGCATGATTGTGGAGAAGACTTCTTGACGAATAGTCAAGTACTCATCAGCATCAATAGGCATGAAGGGATACTTCTGTTTTAGTCTAAGAAGCACCTCATCCATAACCTCTACATCCACCAGCTTATACCAATTCCAGCCGACTTCGAGATCTACAGGAATATCTATCGTGCAGCCTTTGATGGTGAGAGGAACTGACATGCACTTCTTGATTTGAGCAAGTAGCTCAGGAGTATAATCCTCCAGCTTCACCTGCATTACCAAGGAGTCATGGACTTGGAGAAGAATGTCTACATGAGGCAGAGTATTGTAGACATTCAACAAAGCTTGGTTAGTCATATCTCCGACAGTGGATTGTGGGATGAAAGCATAGCTCTGGTTAAGCAGCCTATTACTCCAAAAGTCCCAGAATGTTACTTTGCGGCCAAAGGGAGTAACTAGGGTGCGGGTAGTCCGTAGACACTCCTCTATCCAATTGTGGTAATTCTGCTTGATCTTCGGATAGGCTTTGAAGTATGCAGCTATAAGTTCCCTACACTCTGTCTTGGTGAAGGAATATCCCTCTTTTGCAAGGTCAAGTTGCATTTGAAACTCGGACATACCGTAGTTACTATTTCCACAGATGGATACTTTTCCATTATAACGAATAGTAAAGAATCCAGATGAGGTAGTTACACAGTAGACCTTTCCAGTAAATTGCTCAATATTCCAGTGAATACTTGCATGATCGTCAGTTACGTAACCATCAGAGTTAGCCAAGTCTTCAGCAGTTAGGACAACAGGTCTGCCCATGTAATCATAGACTAGCATCTTATGTTCTGGAGTTACAAACTGTTCCTGACTTCCCATCCTAAATCTATACATATCCCCAGAATAATCATAGGAGTGAACAGCAGAAGGAACTTCTACCCACTCTTCCCTTCTGATTGGGTCTGTAACTACTATAACTCCTTGATGTTTAATATACTCCTCAAAGCACATCCAACCCAAAGGAGTATAAACTTCACAATCACCCGTTACACAGGCATGAGAGATCTTCTTTCCTAATTGTCTATCCCCATAATTCGCCTTAGTGACTGGCTTTCCAAGTATTGCTGAGGCATTAGTACTATGAAAGTCCTCCCCTTGCAACGCCGCTATCATCTTCTCATCTTTAGCCAAATATGCCACTACCCAGCTCTCTGCTTTGGCGTAGTCAACTTGGATGAGGATATAGCCAGGGTCGCAGATGAAGAACTCACGTAGTTCTTTCATGATTGTCTGTAGGTTGTCCCCTGTGCCAGTGATAGATTTGGATGAAGAAAGTCGCCCAGTAAGCGTCCCGGCAGGTTTGAAAGTGGTACGTACCCTCCCGTCATCTGACAATCTCTTATTACAAAAGGATTGCTTCTTCTTGAGTCCTCGGAGAATGAGGATAGTTTTAATAAGGGCTGGCTGCAAGTGCATGAGTGATAGTAGCGCATCCTCATCTGTCGATAGTTTGCCATCTTTAACCCTCTTAGGGAGCTTGAGTTGCCCGAATAGATAGGACTTCATCTGATCGGGGGAGTTGACGTTGAGAGTGCCAGCTAGTTCTGTGAGGAATAGTTGCCACTTGTCTATCTGCGCTTGAAGCTCTGCGTTTATCTTTCCTCTACAACTCTGATCTATCAACATCCCCTTTAGCTCTATAGAGATAAGCGGATAGCACAGATCCATCTCACGCTGGAATATAGCTTCTACCTTGCGTTGCTTGAGTAGCGGGAGTTGAGAGAGGCAGATTTCTAGGGTGTTGCAGCTATCAAGTCCTGAGTACTGGTGGAATTGATTCCAATTAAAGTCGGGTCGTTGCTGTTCTGTTATCCACTTACTAGCCATTAGATACTCCCAGTAAATCTTTCATAGAACGTATATAGCTTTTACAGGCTATTGTAACAATGGTAACTACTTTAAAATGAATTACACATTTGCAACCATCTTTCCAATAGCAAGTAGAGCAATATTTAATAGATTTATCTGTTAAGTCTTCACAGTCCATTACGCATCACCCTCCTTCTCCCATCCCTTCGAGTCCTTCCAACTTGGCTCATCAGTAAAGATTGCTCCAAGAGTATTCAAGTCTTTTGGCAAGTTAGAATACATAGCATGTTGCGCCAGCATCGTATCAAACTTATAATTCCTCACTGGCATGTTGTAGTAGAAGCCAAGGTAGAGGATGTCGAAGTTACCGTTCTGTCCGACCTTTGCAACTGGACTATCCAGTATCTTCCCTACCCATCTGAGGCAATAAGCAAGCTCACTACTATGCAAGTGATGAAGAGGCACAACATAGGCATTGTGAATATCCCGAGCAAAACTAATACAGGTAATCTCCATACCACAACACTCGATGTCGAAGGCACAGTAGGAAGTAGGATCGTTCTGATATTCTTCATCTAGGAAGACTTTCTTGAGAAGTTGCATATCGTTAGTAACATGGATGGTAGGTTGTTTACTCAGACTCTCCTTCGTCTCTGCATTCCTCTTAGCCTTACCTAAATTCCACTGCATCATAGGATGCCAGGATGGTACTGCCCAATCAGAGTTGGTGATGCCTGCTAGGGTTATAACTTTTCCATAAGAGGTAGGGTAGACATATCCTTGCATACGTTCTGAGTGCTGGTTTACTAGGCCGAGCTTATTGTAAGTGAGTTTCTTGTTGAGGAAGAACGCTGTAGGAATCTCTCCACAGGCGATTATGATATTGGGAGAGAGCTTCGCAAGATCTCTACTCAGAAGCTCATACCAACAGTCAAGCTCCCCTTCTGGGAAACGTGCAGAGGCGTTGTAATATCTATTTCTCACGATAGTCAGGATAGAGCATTTGTCTACATCTATGCCAGAGCCTCCTAGTTTGGATAAGAAGCCTTGCTCAGACTTGGAGAGGAAGTGTTCATCGACTCCTGTGACTTTCTTACGAGCTTCGGATTCTGTGGAAGGTTGAGTGTAGATAATTGCTATCTGTGAGTCAGGACGTAGGATGTTTTCAACTATCATCTACTTCACCTTACCAGTAATTAAATCCTCAATCCAAGATATTCTACAGTCTAGGGTAATAACTAATTTTGATAAGTGCAGAAAGAATAATCTACCTGACCATCTTTTATCAAAACTACAATACCACCAACGAGAGTGTGGTTCATAGTAGATATGTAATGTACCTTTTAAATATCTTTTGAGGTTCATACTAGTCCTTTCATCCATCCCCATAACTCCTCAAACGTCCCTGCTATGAAGAACAACATGAGGAATAGGGCTAGGGTTATAAGTTCTCCGATAGAAGCGGAGAGTTTGAGGTGTTGGTAGATAAGGCGTAGGAAGATGAGGAGGATAAGGAGTTGGGAGATTTCTTGCATTAGTCTCTCCAAGCTCTTACTGTGACTGTGATAGTTCCATCTTCTTGTACACAAATTCTCTCCGGCTCTACATATTGAGAGCCATAGCCATCATCTGTTACTAGCTCTATATCTATGTTAAGACACCTTAGACGTTCTTTAAGATCTAATTCCATAACTACACTCCTTCAAAAGGCCTTAAGTAGGAAGCTTCCTTTGGTACTCCAGCATCAGTGAGTTCCCTAAATTTGAACGTCACAACACTCCCACGAGGAAAAGTATCACATTGATAATGAGCAGGAAACTGAGTCTCAGGGTTGGCGCATGCCCAATTGTAGGGGATAGATGAACCAACACCAGAAGTATGAGTAATGACACGCTCGGCATTAGTGAAGCCTGAGAGTTCAAAGCGTTTTCCTTTCCAGTCTACGATGAGTGCTCCCATGAGTCCAAGGAGCTTGGAACCCTTGTCAGTCTCACGACCACTTACATATCCTACAACAACTGCCTCACTATCCTGATACGGCTTAATCTTCACAGAGTTCTTGTGGCGACTACATGAGTAGAGAGTAGCAGGGTGGATGCAGACTAAGCCTTCTCCAGTCTTGGCGAGTACATCAGAGAGGAACTGATCCAGATCCTCCTGCTTGGACATAAAGCGTTGAGGGTGGACAAGGAGGTTGTCATGCTCAATGAGATTGTCCAGTAGGAACTTATGCCCTTCCCAGTTAGTACGTGGCTTCTCAATCTTCCCACCGTGGTTAGAGATAAACTCCTCACAGCCGATGATGCGTTTCTGAAAGTTAGTCAGGTTAATCTCTCCATCAAATAAGACTTGGTTAGCTACTGGCGCGTTGAAAGCACAGAAGATAACGTCTTTCCAACTATTCGAATTTGGAATGTCCGTGGAGATAATCTTACGAAGCTTGCTCCATTGTCTATAGCCAGTCCACAACTCTCCGTCTATGGGGAAAGAAGGAAGTCCATTCAGGAACCAGTCAGGAGCGAATATAGGGTTGCCATAGCGAGTCCAGAGTCCAGTAGCCATTCTATCACAGGATTTCTTGTCGTTATTCGCCCACGGGACTTGAGAGCACATAGTACCACGGCTGATTCCACCATCAAAGAAGCAACGCTGTCCATCAAGCTTCTCACTAGCCATCCAACCTACGAGGTTATGCTTGGACTCTTTGTAGGGTTGACATTGTTGTAGAAATTCACGTTTCATTTAGAGCCTCCTAGATTGAAATCTATAATAACTTCTTTATCACAGATAGAGCGTAAGTATTCTTCAGTCTCTTTAGTTACTACCATTCCTCGTTTTGCTGCAAGATCTAATAGAATGTCCACAGGGTGAGATAAGTAAGTAAGCTCATCTTCTATCGGAGCTACATCAATCTCAACAAACTTACCTTGAACTGCAATATCATTATCTCTAACGAAGTTAATCAAGGCACGTATCTTACTCATCAAACCTCACGCTCCTCTCCATCCCTTCGTACTTGTGAATAGCTTCCAGCTCTATAGCACCATTACGAATGCCTTTGTTGAGGAAGAGAATCATGCGCTTGCCTTTCCAGAGGAACTCACTAGTACCGTCTTCGTAGACGTTGAGTTTGCCGTAGGAGGAGATAGCTAGATCTGAGGTGTGCGCAGGGTCGATGAGTTCTAGACAGTCTAGGACTTGTTGTTTCATCCAGTGACTAATCGGTGCACCTGTGACTGGGGTAGTAATGGAAGAGATCATTCATTTGCTCCTTGAATAGTATAATTCACACCATTTAGCTAAATCAATTTCTTGATAATTTGCGATTGCAACCTCACTAGGGGATAGTGAGTCTTCTATAGCTGATAATAGAGTTTGGCCATCATAGAGAACTAGTCCTGTAATCTTTCTAGTCTCTTTGGTCTTTACATTGAGAATGGTAACTATATCTAGCCAATCTGGTAAGTCTGCTCCTGTAACTTCCATAAAGCTCCTGAAATTTTGACACAAAAAAGAAACCCAGAGTTGCGCTTCTGGGAAGAAAACTGCTACAGATTAACGTGCTGTAGCACCACGAAACAGTTAGAGCTTATTCGTAGATATAGCGATCCACGACTTCCCGCTGCTCAGGAGTACCATCTTCTTTCAGCACCAAGTTACCAGCGGAGTCTTTCTTGTTCTCATACTTGATAACGAGACTAACAGTGTTACCCAGAAGATCATCAGTGTCAAACTGATCGGTGATATCCAGATTACAAGCAAGGGTGAGCTGCTTGAACTTGAACAGAGCCTTCGGAGACATAGAAACATTGTCAAAGAACTTGCCACCAGCAAACTCTTCCGGCTCAGTGATGTTGTACTGCATGGAGAGATAGGGGTGTTCTTTCCCAGGAGAGTGCTTGACTTCTACTTTCTGGACTTCAACGGTATACGTGCCAAGGGGCTTGAGTTCAAAATTACCTTCGGCTTTAACGTCTGCGAGGTTAGTAGGGAGGGAGATATTAGCCATGAGAGATCTTCTTTCTTGAAAGAGTTGATAGAAATAACTACTACTAGATCCAGGAGTAGTCACGATGAGCCATTTGGTAGGTAGGGTTATGATTTCTTCAATGGTAGTCCTCCTTGGGTTATTTAATCAAACCTTTAATCTTCTCATACGTTGGATTCTCAATAGTAGCAGGTAGGTTAGACCTACTCTTCCCTTCTGCACGTTTGGAGGGTACAGTAGTGAGAGTATAAGTCATCTTACCCTTATCTACCCCCTGCCCATGCACAATCCCTGCTCTCCAGACTTCATCGAAGAAGGTTCCTAGGATACGGCCTTGATTCCCTGTAACTCCTTTGGGCTGGAAGGAGATATAACCTTGCTCTTCGTCTTTCTCGAAGTCCTCATGGGTAATGATGATGAGGTTACAGGCAGCACTCTTCAGGGCTTCTAGGCTAATCTCTACCATTTTACGTGCTGTTCCCCAGTCTTGCAATTGAGGAGTGGGCCGACCTGCTAATGCAAGTGCATGATCCATAGCGTAGTTGCCATAGAAGGTGAGAGAGTCGAGAACTAGGGTATCTTCTTCTTTAAGCGTGTTGGCTAGGTGTTCGAGATACTTCTGCCCCTTAATGAATGCAGACGCCTTTGCCACAGCCTTACAAGCAGGGATAGCTAGAAAGTCTGGATCTGTAGTCTCCCTTCCGTTGATGGTGACATAGTGGACTGATTGACCCCTAATGGTTCTCATGCCATTGTCGAAGTCTACGAAATGTGGGTTAGGGAAAGTAGCAGCGAGGGTAGTCTTGCGAGTACCTGCGGGGCCGTAGAGTAGGACTTTTAGTGGGGCGGAAGAGGTTAGGTCTTTAGCGTTGGCCAAGGGGAGACTCCTTAGATGGAATGAAGAATTTAAATACTTTGCCTACTAGAATACCTTCAGCATAAACATTAGTAGAGCCGTACATAATGCCAGAGATAGAGTTAAGTTCAACTACATCAGCAAGTAGGTCTAGGGTCGAGATAGGATCAGGAATAACATCCATGCCGCGAAGGAGTTCTTTTTTGTTATCAATATTAATCTTAGCCATTACTGCAACCCTCCTTTCGGACTACTCACTACCACTGTACTTCCATCATCCAGGGTCTTGATAGTCCAGTGATGAGTCACAACGTCAAGATCATGCTCCACACAAATACTATCCCAGATAGTGCCTTCTTCAGTAGACAGTGCGTAGAGCTTTGCTTCAAAGTTATCCATGAACATAACCATCATCTTGTCAATTACTTCTTGCTGTTTCTTTAGCTCAATAAGTCGAGCTACGTTCTCTGGACTAACAGGAAATTGCATCAGGCTTCTTCTCCTCGTCATAAATGAGCTGGTTGGTGACATAGAGATCGGACATAAGAATCCTCTCTCTACTACTAGGCTTCGTAAGACACACATCATAGAACAAACATCTACTATTATACTTCGTCATACAACTACAACGATTGTGGAAGAAAGCTTCTTCGTTGTCTAGATTCTCTTCCATAAACTCAGCAATAGCCAGCACCTCACCCATAAACTCATCCATTACAGGGAGTAGTGGGAAGTAGCGTTTTTCGTAGGCTACAGTGCCGGATTTGGTACGAGAAGCAGCGTCGATGATGAAACCATCTAGTCCAGGGAATACAGTCTTGCCGAGGTAAGAGTAACTAAGTACCTGTGGGCTAATCTCGAATTTGTTGAAGAAGGAGTCGCTTAGATAGCTAGAGGTGTATTTCCAGTCAAGGAAGTAGAGTGAGCCACTTTTCTCTGCAATGCGATCTACCTTTCCTCTGTATTCTACGTTGGGAGAGAGTTGGATTGAGAACTCTACTTCAATAGCCTTCTCTCCGTTGATAGTGTGGGTTATGTAGCCAGATTTCTCGTCCTTTTTGAGCCAGCCTAGAAAGACTGGGAAGATTACTTCATAGAATTCTTGCCTATTCTCATCAAGACTATCATATAAGCTCTCTAATGGTATTCCTTTCTTCAGGTGGTTTTCACAGAGATTGTGGAAAGTAGAACCAGCTTCCATTGCCATAGAGGGAGGACGTGTTCGCATTCGCCCATATTGATACACCCACTTCCTGGGGCACTCATAGAAACATGAGAGTTGTGAACTTTGAAGAATCATTATAGAGTACTCTCTTTAATTTGCATAAAATCTAATACCTCTCGCATACCTAACTGACTCATACAGTATTCATATAAGTTTGGATGATAGACTTTCAAGTAACTTATTGCATTCTGTTTTGTAAGTCCAATACCAAATAAGCAGAATATGCAACCAGTTCTTTCTATTCCTTTATCATACACTGAGCAATATGGTAGATTATGCTGCTTAATATACTCCCAAATATCTTCTTCTAGCCATACACTTAATGGACGACTTGAAGCCCTAACAGTTTTAAAGGTATTGCATCCATACTTGATATAAGACTGGAAACGTAAGCCACTGTCGCAAGCCATTGTACCTATGTATGGAGTTTGCTTAGTAGCTTTTTCGTAAATCTTAAATGGCTCTTTCTTTAACTTGTCACAACACTTATGAGAAATCTTAAAAGGTGCTGTAGTCATAAAGAACCACTTGTTACTTATCTTGCCTCGGCCAGAAGAGTTACCATACTTACGAGTAAACTTTAGATCTGCTGATTTTGTAGTTTGGTACTCTCCAATGTATTGTGCTTGTTCCTTGCTGATTACTGGGTAGCCGTAAGTTTCTATAACAGACTTGAAAGACATTTTTGGTCTAATTGTTATTACATTCTCTATTGTAGAAACAAATTCTACAATTTCTGGGTACTCAAGTCCAGTGTTAGCAAATACAGCAGGTACGTTTGGATAGATAGAACGTACAAGATGTAGAAGTACAGTACTATCCTTACCTCCAGAAAAGGAAATATAAACATCTCCTGAGTTACGTTCATACCAATCTATGATTCGTGATCTTGCAAAGTTTACCTTTGCTTCTAAAGGAAGAGATTGTCTAACCTTTAGATTTGCTGCTGAGTAATCTTCCATAGAACTCCTACCCAATCTTAATCCCCTGAGCCTTACCCCAGGAGTTGTTAAAGTCCCTCAGCACTTCTACTGAAGCCTTATATCTCCCAGCATCTACTCTAAGCTCAGAGGCAATTTGGTCGATGTTGGCTAGTAGACCTGCTATGCGGAAGTTACGGGAACACCATTCGCGGCGAGCTAGTTCGATGGGAGAGACTACTCGTTTTACCTTACGAGGCTTTAGGGGCATCTGATTCCTCCACTATTGCACTATTAGGATTGACTCGGAACTGTTCTACTTCTCCTGCTGTTAAGTGAGTATCTGCCTCTGCCTTGTGAGTGCAGGTATGTCCGACAAAGCGTTTGTAGAGCTTACGGATAGGGTCGATTACGATTAGCATAAAGACTACTCCACTTCCGTAATATCTATAATCTGGATAGGCTTGTCAGGCCAGACATTCTCAGCCATCTTGTTACCGATTTGCATGAAGAAGCCAAGTAATAGAGCTACTACACACCAACTTGCTACTGTTTTATAATCTAGGTTCATCTCACTCCCCTTTCATCGCTAGAACTGCATAAGCATATTGTTGGGCTTTATACCCGCTTCCGTTGTAAGCCTTGACTGCTCGATACTCAGAACCATGTATCTTGTGTAGAGAAGCGTAGATATACGAGGCTTGGAGCACTTGCCCTGCTATGTCTCGTGGGACTTTGCCCCAGTATTTCTCCCGTACTTGGAAGATCCCCTTTTCCCCTGCTCTTCCCACCACTGTAGTATCTCCATGAGTCCCTTCCTGCACAGCTATTGCTGCAAGGACTTCACGATAGGCAGCTGGTGCTAGGAGTAGAGCTAGGGCTAACTCATCTGCATTCTGGATGTTATGCTTTTGAAAGAACGTAGTCAGCCAGTTAAGAGACTTGAGGTTAGGGTCAATCTCGATGATGGTTACAGGAACAAGCTCTTTCGCTACTCTTTTCACCTTTAGATAAAAGACTGCACTTACACTAGCTAGGAAGATCAGTGCTAGGGTTACTACTATCTTCTTTCTCATTAGTGGAATCCTTTGCAGCTTTCTTAGCCATTGCGGATTCTAGAATGGACTGCATGGCAAGCTCTGCTTTGGAGAGCACAGGAGTTTTAGCTACTTTCTCCTTTGCTAGTTTAGGTGCTTTACCGATGGAGGAGAATTTGGGTAGAGCGTTCTTTTCTCGGAGTTCCATAGCTCGTGCTATGATTTCTTCATCGGTGCATTCTGTAATAGGTTTAGGAAATAAGTCTGCATAATTCATGTAGAGCTACTCCAGAGTTTCATAGTAAAGAATAGCTTTAATGTTTATTGTATCTGGAATACGTAAAGAATTAAAGGATACTATCAAACTTCTATCTTGTGTGCTACTAATAGTTAATGATGTTGGAATAAGAACTTCATGCTTCACTACCTTCTTCGGCTTCTCAGGAGCTATGATGTTTGGGTTAGACCAGAAGAGGGATTGCATTTTATCTAGCTCACCAATCTTGCCATCTTTAGTATACCAATACTCCCCTACTTTAATACAAAGCTTATCTTTTGGGTCTAGTGAATTAATTGCACTATCACCATCAGCTATCGTCCAAACCTTATCCCCTACCTTCGCTGTGCTAAAATCCTGACTCATAACAATCCTCCTACTTTCTGAAACTCCATAATATCCGCATGGAGAGGGATGAAGTTGTATTGTGGGAAACCATCTTGCATGGCTAGGACTGCTTCTATTCCATCTGAGACGTGAGCTTTGTAGCCGTGGGGGAGAGCTTCATCACCTAGCAGACACATAAGCTCGAAGATATTATGTGTAGGTAGGTTAGCATTAACAGAGACAAGAGGAATGATCTTTACCAAGTTCCCTTCTTGCGGAGAGACTCTAACTTTCCCGTATAACTCTCCTCCTTTGCGCTTGTTAAGATGAGCCCATTTTATAATGTCTCGGAGATGAGAAGCTGTGGCTACAGGGGAGTTAGCAGGGATTTCTATTGGTAGATCTTTGTTAAAGAAGTGGGCGTATTTGTTATACGCTCCTTCTGTGAGCGACCATCGTAGGGCCATGAGGTTAAGCTCCCTTGAAGGTAAGCTTACCAGAAGCTAGTTGCTTGAGCCTACGGGATTTCTCTTTGGTAGATTGATGAGGAGTGTACTTGCTATTGCCAAAGCGTTTCTTGGACTCAGCATCTCTGATACGTTGCTGCTCTGGAATTTCTACGTCGTTAGTCATGTTATACACTCCTATACTGAGCGAAGTATTCTTTAAGCTTACCATTGTAACGTGCATCCTTGTAGGCTTTGGTGAACTTCCTAGAGCCTGTGATTAGCCACTTCTGTGTACGTTCGATCTTGCGTAGAATGTTGCTCATGTAGATCTCCTTTTGATTGTAAGATGTGCTGCTAAGCCTCTTAAATCCACTCTGGTAAGAGTTAGCACAGAAGCGGAGGGTCTTCTATGGAGGAGAGAGATGTGTTACCAGAGTGGGTTGAAGGTGCTTAGAATAATGGCAAGGACGCTAGGAATCGAACCTAGCCAACAAGTTTTGGAGACTCGTTCGCCAACCTTGGAACATTCGCCCTTGTAATAGCTACCCCTGATATACCACTGAGGTGCTGGTCTGGTGAACTCCTAGGGGAGTATAACCCCGTCATTGAACCACCGTTCATTGAGTTACCACTCTTACCACTACAGCTTTCGCTGTCACTAGCTAACCAACACGCCGAGCCACAGTTGAGTCTACTAAGGTTTCTGTTTCGGACTAGCCTACTTTATATTCCTATTCAATACTCTTGTGTCGAATCCCTGTCTTCACATAGTGTTTGTAGTCTGGACTATGCCTTGAGCTTAGAAGTAGCATTATTCCAGCTAGGCTGACACTCTTCTTGAGTGCGCCTTTTACTTCCTTAACTCCTCCCCGTCTAGTCTCTACACGTTCCCCTTTTCCGCATATAACGGATTGTTTGTCATGTAGGATTCACACCTATTTTACAAGGGGGCTTCGCTCGGCGTGGGCATAGCAGCTGGATTTCGACCAGAATGACTCTACTGACCTTCTCTAGGCTTACGCTGTAGGAAGGGATTTCAGTCTCTACTAGAAGCTTTCGCCGACTTTGAGGAGATTCACCATACGGGTTTCCCTTGAGAGATTAGCTTGTGCACCCTTCACCGCGTCTATCAGTATCGCTAAGTGGCACTCGTTGTCACTCTCTCATTTTCATAGGTGGGCAAGCTGTGCTTCTACAGGGATAAAGAACTATTTACTTGTATCCCTGAGTTGTACTAGGTGGAACATTTGAAACATTCACTCACTCACTCACTTTTATTTCTAAATTTCGGCGGGTAGTAAGTACCGGCAAAGATTCTTACTACCCGCCTAGGTTAGTAACTCAAGCGAGAGGAGAGTTAGGTCGAGCTGGTTACTAACCCTAGAGGATTAGTTCTCCAGCAGGAAGTTGAAAGCTTCCTCAGGACTGCCATCACGGTAGATAGCAGCAGCGGCTTTAGCAATCTCGTACTTCTCAGCTTCAACAGCGGCATTGAAGAGAGCGAGGTAGTTCTTGATACTGAAGCGAGTGACAGAAGCCCCAGGCTTGTAGTTAGTAATAAGGGTCTGGATCTCCCCTTCACTCTTCTTGCCTTCGCCGTCTTTTTTACAAGCTTCACGTGCAAGGTTCTGCTGACCTTGGATGTAAGAGCGATTGATGAGGGCTACGACAGAAGCCTCACCAAAGAGGGTAATAGCTTCTTCAGTAGTCTCCACTTCATAGAAGTCAAACGTAGCGAGGACTTCTACTTTGTTATCTACACGTGCGCCAACAGAGTCTTTAAAGCTTTTCATTCGGGGTAGCTCCTTGAGGTTAGAGTTGATGTTTTGCCGGTAAAGTAATAGTACAGCAAAACGCTCACTCACACAAGGGGCAAAAGCATTAAAAGGTGGGCAAAATGATTAGATTGCTTTGGGGAAATTGTCCGAAAGGCTCTAATCTGTTTGTCCCCTAGTAGTTCAACTTACTACTACACATAAAGTTATCTAAAGTATCCACTACGATCATTGAAGAGAATCCCTGAGGCATGAGTACACCTTTTCCATACTGGAGATAGAGCAGGTTACAAGAGGGGCCTAGTTGTTCCTGAGAAAGTTTGTTTATCATGTTGAGTTTTAGTGTTGCAACCATACAGTCAGGGGAGTCACAGGTTACAATGGCCTTAGGTGTTAGCTGGTTATGGAGATAGGTAATTGTCTTCTCCCTAGTGACTAGATCTGCATAGGCGGAAGAGGAGAAGATGAGTAGAAGGGTAGCTAGGATTAGTGATTTCATGGTAGATCTCCTTAGTTAGAGTTAGTTGGTTCCACACACCCGACATAATTCCCGTTAGCATCAAAGACCACCTCTCCTCCGATTATCCTACAATCCACGATGGAGTCATTCTCATCGCTGCCACAAGAGCAGAGAGATGCTAGTAGAAAGATGTAGACAAGCACCTTGGTAGTGCTATCTAGAAGGGCTTTTTTACGAAAGGGCCGTGGGGTAGTCATATCTCCTCCTTCCATCCCAGATACTCTGCGAGGAGAGTAGGGAAGGTGAGTGGGTTAACTTCTTTTTCCCAGAAAGTATGAAAGTGAGGTATATTCTTTTTATAAGCATACTTACGAAAAGCTGCCCACCACTCCTCCCCTTGTGCTTTCTCCCAGAGCAGGAAGAAGCCATCAGGGGTGAAGAGGTCAGCATTAGTCTCCCAAACTTCTTTGCAGTTCTTACAGCTATACACTGTTGAATAGTTAGGATCTGCAAACACTAGCTTGTCACACTCATGCCAACACTTCCCTAGGAACTTCTCTGTGAGGAAGATGTTGATGGAGAGTTGAGAGTTATTCATGACTACTAATCCTTTCATGAAGTTCTGTACAGCAATCTTCCCAAGTTTCAGAAAGTCGTAACGATTGACGCTTGGCACAATACCTGCAAGTTCTATAGTGTATGCCACTAGTCACACTTACAGTTCTTATGTAGCTGTGTAGTCCAATTAGACATTTGATCCACATTAACATCACTTCTCTCCTTCTTGTAAGTAGGCCAGGATAGCTCGGCAGATAGCGAGTTGAGGGTTATCACTAAAGAATATAGCGTTACTAAACACTTTACAGAGATAGTCACTTGCAATATGCAGGGATCTTACTTTCTCCACTATCCTCCCCACAACTCTCCAGTCGGAGAAGTCGAGACGAGAAGGGCCACCAGCATGAATAGGTTTAATACACTTAGCACAGCGATAAGGATGATATACCATTCCTGTAGGTGTACCTTCTTCATGCCAACATTCCCCAAGCCACTCTGTCAGGAGTTTCTGTTCTTCAGTAGAAAGATTCATATCTGTGACTCCTTGATCCTCTTAAGAAGCTTATACCCATTACAGTTATAGCAAGCACAGGTAGTATCATCACAATGGTATATAGTAAAAGGTCTTAGTGCATCAACTAATGCAGCTTGCTGTCTACGTAGGGCTTCATTCTCCTCCCGTAACTCTGTAATCTCTCGCTCTATATGAGCGTGTTAGAAATCTGTACCATTGTTCACAAAGGTTTCTTGCCAACGTCTTACTTTACTACCTAAGCTCATCTCTATTCTCCCTTCTTTGCAATGTAGGCTTGTTGTGGTTGTGGCGTTCTTCTACAATAGAAAGCTTCTTACGAAAGAGGATTTCTTCTTTCGTAAGCGGCGGACGATAGTTCTCTAGTTCTTTTCTCCTTGGCATTACAAGTCTCCATAGCAAGATGTTAGTGGTTAAGAGTTGGACTCTTCTACTCGCAGAGAGATGTACTCCACGAAAGAGAGGTCTTTGTAACGTAGGCAGTTGAGTTCACACTCGCCTTCATCCTGTAGGTAGTATATACAAGGACTACCATGACTATGGACTAGACAGTCATGAGGCCAGAAGCCTGAGGGTTCCTCTTTTGAGTGCTCTAGATAGTCTACGTTCTTGTCTATCCAGGCGAATATGGATGCTGTAGAAGTCATGGCTATCTCTCCTCCTTGTCTTCGTTGAAGTTACTCTTAAAGTACGCATCCTCATTATCCTGCATGTACCAAGCCTTATGCCCACACACAGGACAATACCAGTCATCGTCTAGAGAGTTACATTGCTCGTGGTATTCGTTCTCTAGGAGAACTACCTCCTTACAGGAATTGCAGAAGATAGCGTGGGGTTGGAGGCCGAAGACATACTCTGGCCGATCTACCACCTCTGATTTCTCTTTAGTCTGTGAGCAACTAGGGCATAGTGGAGATAGCCCTGTTAGGATGTTGGAGCAGAGTTTACATTTTCTCATGGTTAGGTACTCCTTAATACTTCAGAACTTTAAGATACTCGTGGGCCTCATCACTATCACAAAGACAATAGCAGAGATGGTTATATTCACCATCCCCTAGTGGTGATACCCATAAATCTCCTTGCAAGTCTAGTACTGAATCTCCTCTATGAAAAGCTGAATCAGTACTAATTGTCACAAGCTGTCCAGATTTTAAATCCATTCTATTCTGGAGTAGTCTACACTTTGTTCCTGCTTTGAGTTTATTTATGTTCATAACCTTCTCCTTTATAGTTTTCCTGCTAGGCCACAGTAGCCACCAACGACTTCACAACCTCCAAGGGAGTCATTTGGAGAGTTTCTTGTATAGTCCTTTACTTCTCTCCACATCATACAGTTTGAGGCGATACAACAGCAGGAAACATCAGTACAATTAACCCTGTTAGAATACATAGCACCTTGCCAACTAGGATCTTGTGGGCCAAGTCCTAATCTTACTTGTGGGCACCATTTAGTCCTCGCGAGTTCTTCAGTCATGGGAGAGGGGCTCCTTTTCTTTTACTTCAACAAAGATGTAGTTCTTGCCATTCTCATAGCAAGGAGATAGTGCCGTACAAGGGCCACCTGCTTCATAACCTACACAACCAAAGCAGAAACCATCTTCTTTGCATTTAGTACGTCTGTAGAATTTGCCATTTACTTCTATTTTCTTTTGCATAGCTCTTCTCCTCAGTGCACTCTCCCCCTACTCTTACACTTCCCTGTAATCATAGAGGTGAGTTGGGTTGAATACTTCTTTCGCAGGTGCTCAGGGCTTCCCCCTACAGTGTGACATATCCAGAGAAAGCTACCTATCTCTACACTCTCACTCAAGAACCATCTATGAGAGCTACGAGAGTCTAGTGGGTGATACTGCAAGTCAAATATCGCTTGCATCAACACATCATGCCAGAGAGCGTAGACTTCCTTGATAGGACAGGAAGAAGGGTCGTCTGGAGTGTAGGCTAGGGCACTAAGATCGTTCATTAGAGAGTTCCTCCTCTAATGCTCGCACCTCAGCTTTCAGATCATCAATCTCTCGCTCTAAGTCCCTGATAGTAGACTTAGCTTCATCTAACTCATAGTAGAGTTCATTCCCCCACTCACGAAGAGAAGAGTTAGCGTCACGAATATCTTCCATGATAGAAATTACTTTATCTATAGAAGGGCAAGTCTCCGACACTGGACTATTATCTCTACTCATCTTCCTTCTTCTCCTTATGATAGCACTTCACTTCAGAATGCAAGCAATGGTGACAGGTGATAGTAGCCACCTCATGATGCTCACAGCCAGCACAGCGAGTACAGGAAACACGGGAATCACACTTGTGACATTGCATTGGTAAGGCTCCTTGGGATAGAATTAAAAGTCATGTTAGTCTACGACAACGTAGTAAACCTTCTTGTAGTGAAACATGTAGACAGTCTCCATATTCACGAGTCGGTAGCAAGAGTCGGAAGCTTTTTCCTTTTCTACTCCCTCACGTCGTAACTTCTTATACTCCGTCATATCCCACATGAGGAGATAGGAGTTGGAGTCCTTCGCTGGTGCTGGACGTTTAGGATGAGGCTTAGGAGGCTTTATCATGCCGGTGAGATGACGATGAGAAAGATCCTTTTTTATAAAGTCTACAGAGAAGAGCATACCTCGTTGTGCGTGTAGGAGTGAGTAGACTTTAGTCCTGTGGATACGAGTGGGTTCCATGACTACTCTCCTTCTAAAGCTTTCCTTGCTACTTCTCTCATGTAGTCACGTTCTCCATTAGAGCCATAACAAGTACTGTAGCTCATTGGAGTTCCATTTGCCCACATTTCACCAGTTATAGGAAACTCCCCATGCCACTTACTGATTTTAAGTAAAGCTTCTTTCATTCTCTGATTATCTTCTATTAACTGTTCTGTTTGATATTTTCTACTCATCTCACCTTCTCCTTAAACTGGTAGCAATACAATCCTTCGTCCCCGATGATGATGCCGATAGTGAAGTCCTTAATATGTACATCCTTAAATCTCTTCTGATGCACTGGAACCTTTGACACATGACGCTTACACTCCTGTAGGAAAGGACAGATAGCAGAGTTGCAGAGCATGAGGTCTCCTTTATAGATAGAGTTATTCAACATAAGTCTTAAATTTAAATACCATACTTTAGCCCTTTTGGTAATAATGGTAAGTCTACTGGAATACCATGAGATTTCCGATAAATATTCCTGCATGTAGTTCTATTTTGCTTTAAGTGCTCGGAGCAGAAACCTCCATATATTGCAGATTTCCCACAAGTACAACACTTACCAGCTTTTAGTTGTCTAAGTTGCCACTTTCTAGGGGCGGATATTGGTAAGTCTGTAAATTCATCTTGAATTATCTTAGGCATGAAGTCTCCTTAGTATGATGATAACAAATACCATATTGAAAGAATCCGATCTGAGGTAGTGGGGCATTGGATGTTGAATTGTAATCTGAATCTAGTAAGCCTCGTAGTCAGTAACTCATTATCCCCTAGCGCGTGTAGATAGCCGTACACGAATAGCTGTGGCATGACTGTCCTTGCCTTATGCAGAGACTTAAGGTAAGTCTCGAAAGCAAGGTCTGTGGAGATGTTGGTGGGGAGCATGACTAGGACTCCTTGGATTCTTCACCTTGCTTAGTATTCAGCACAAAAGCTTTCATCAAGCCTTCATGACTCTTTACTTCAGCAGCTCTGACAAACTCCATCTCATAGCCATTAGGATAGTGCTTAGAGTAACTCTCTTCGTGTCGATCTGGCCGACTACCTTCTGTTACTCCAAGATCTCCAGGAACATAGTATTCATGACTACACCAGTGACTACCTAGCACAGTACCATCCTCTGCCATTGCGTAGGCAATTCCATCTCCACCACCACGGACATTTGAGAAACAGTAAATCTTAGGAAGGTTGCTCATCTCACTTCTCCTCTTCTATAGTCTAGCGTTCCAGTAATAAGCAGGTGTAGAATCCTGCTTGGCAAGTTCAGGCAAGGGTAATCATGCAAAGGAGCAAGAAAACTACTGTCAAGACTCCCACAGCTACCAAGTTAGCAACAGGGCTGAGGATGAGGCAGGTTAGGACAAGAGCTAGTAAGGTGATGATTAGGTATAGCATAGAAAGTCTCCTTTAGAATCCTACTTTGATCCCCATGGCATAGTTATTAGCAATAGCACTAGTCTCTAGGCCGATCCAAGTTGCCTGCCAGATAGTACGAGAGAGTTTTGCTGCGGCAGGAGAGCCTCCGCAGAGAAGCACAAGGTCAGGGAGATAGTGAGAGATGAGAGCATGTCCTACTATAGCTCCTCCCATGTACATATCTATCTTCTCGTTGCTAGGATGAGGGCCTAGGAGGAGGTTAAGTTCTTGTAGTTCAGGGTGGTTCTTGATATCCCTAGTCTGCCTCCAGTCAGCAGCAAGGGTGACTGTGGTGATGGACTGGAGAGCGATGTCAGTCTTGCTCCAAGGTGCAGCTAAGGAGTGACTGGAGAGTAGTACTAGTAAAGCTGTAGTGAGTAGTAACTTTCGCATTGAAAATCTCCTCTGTGATTGAATGTTGGACTTCCTACCTAACCCCTTATTGATACACAAGAGAGGTGGGAGTTCTCTTGTGTATGGGTAAGGGGTTAGATAGCTACTCCTGCTTCGATTAACTTTCCTCGTAGCTCTTGCATCTCTTGAGTATCAGTGAGAAAGGGATGCTCGTCATTGAGGTCGTCTATTACGTCGATAGCTAACTTGTACTCATCCCAGAGTTGCTGTAGTAAGTCTTTCATTGTAGATCTCCTTAGTTAGAGGTGAGTACTACTTAGCTGCTCTAATTATCTTAAGCCAATCTTTTATCATCTCTATACGCTTATTCAGGATATGCTCTGGTAGTTCTGCAAATTTTACCTCTATACTGGAGTCTTGACTTCTTCTCCATTTTACACAAGCTTTGTCACCACTTAGGGAGTTGAAGTCCGTAAACCTAAGCCAAGGACAAGCTCCTTTATCCTGACAATGAGAGTTATTACAATGAATCTGGCAGAGAGGACAGCAGAAGCGCAGATTCTCTATAATAAGCTCATCTGCCTTTGTCAGCTTACCAGAATACTTGACTAACAGCAGGAGTAAAGCTGCCTCGTCTGTTAGTCCTTCCCCTCCACGAAGAATCTTTATTGCATCTTTTCTATTCATTACATAGCTCCTTAGTTAGAGGTTACTTCCCTTCATACTCGACGAAATAAAGATTCGCCATACTTCTTGTAATAGCCACATAAGCAAGATTCCTCTCCTGCTCTAACTCCCAATCCTGCAAGTTCTTCCTCGTGGGCGTAGTGAGATAGTAAACATTCTTCCACTCACGGCCTTTGGCTTTGTGGATGGAAGAGAGGATTACTACTCCACTGAGATTATCCCCAAAGAGATTGTCTATCTCACGGAGAATATCCTCTTTGGGAGAACCTGAGTTATGATTGAGACTATCTGCTCTGTTGGCTATGATATTCAGGCAATAGAGCTTGTCCTCAAGGTTACGAGCTTTGACAAAGTGACCCTTAGAGGTTAGCTTCTCTACTTCCTTATCTCCCCACACCTCTAGTCCATGGAAGAAAGAACGAAAGGAAGAGAAGTCAGGGACTTTCTTGAGTAGAGTTTTAAGGTTAGTCCCGATCTCACGTCCTTCTACCTTGGCTCCTATGCCTTTAGCGATGAACTTGTAGACTAGCTCTACGAGTGGTGCGTTGACTCGACAGAGGATAGCGTCTCCAGCAGAAGTACTAGAGAACAGATCCTTCTGCTCTAGGTGGCGTACTTGCCCGACAGGATTAGCTTCATAGGCTGTAATGTGACCTACGTAGCGTCTTGCCTCTTCTACTACAGAATAAGGACAGCGATAAGTGACAGTAAGGGGAAGCGTGATAGCCTTAACCTCTTGCCGGATAAGGTCTAGTGCATCTGAGTTGGCACCAGTAAATCCGTAGATAGCTTGGTGCCGATCACCGACTGCTACTAGACGGCCACCTGATTTGAGCAGTAGAAGAGAGAGCTTTCTACGAGAGTAGTTCGTGTCTTGAGCTTCGTCTATGAGTACCCAGTCGTATTGAGTAACTGATCTAATTCCATGAAGCACAGGGAAGTAGATCATATCGTCGAAATCTACTACGTCCTTCACAGAGTTACTCTTCAATAGCACTTCCCTCGACATCTCTATAGCCAGCTCATCTTGATTATCAGGTACAGCTATAGAATACCGATCTATGAAGTCTCCGCAGAGTTGCTCCCAGGTAGAGGCGTCATTCAGGCCACTCAGGGAGGTGGCTGCTTGCTTGGCAAAGCTTACTAGATCCTTAACAGCATATAAAAACTCCTGCTCTTTCTCCTCAGTAAACAGCTCTCGGAAGATATTAGTAACCTTCCAGCTATCTACTTTACACTTCCCTACATGGGACTTCCAGATGGAATATCCTGCGGAGTGAAGAGTAGAAGCAGTGACTAGAGGGTTAGAAGCTGTCTTGTGGGCAATCTCCTCAGCTATGGCCTTGTTAAAAGCTCCGAAGAACACGGAACCCTTCATCAGCTTGGTAGCGTGAATAAGAGTAGTAGTCTTTCCCGATCCTGCTACTGCTTCAAGGATAGCACTACCTGAGCCTTCCTGCACCCATGAGAAGAAGTCTTGTTGCATGGGTGAAGGAGTAAAGCTCTTCTCTACATACTCAGGACGTGGGGCTGGCTTCTCCCATGACTTCTTAGGCCAGGACTTTGTGGATATCTTAGCCATGTTATTTATCTCCTCCGACTAGACGGAAAGTGTATTCCTTAGGAACCTTACCATCCCCTATCCACCATTGACCTTCTTGAGTGATAGTAGGATTGCCTTGGTTGTTGAAATCCGCATACCAGTCGCCAGCAGAGGCTTGCTTGAGTAGCACAGCCCTATCTCCTTTATGGAAGTAGTAATCCTCACTCCCTGTGATCTCTACTAGATCTCCTACTTTAAACTTCTGCTTCTTAGTCATCTCTTCTCTCCTTAGTTTCCAGCATGGTAGTGCTGGTGGAATGGTTGGACTACTAATAAAACACACAATGCAATGCACTGAGCATTTCAGGGCCTAATTGAGCTTTAAGCTCTCTGGTAAACTCTACTGAAGTGACTAACTTCTTATCTATCCAGTAGTTCTCACTCCTAGAACCATGAGAGTCTTTCTCCATGTATCTGTAGAACTCTACTCCATTAAGTATGATCTTCTTATTCATCACATCCTCCTATTCATTATGTGTGCCTTCAATAGCACATCCTAGAGAGTAAGAACCCTAGAAGCTCTTACTCTCTAAACTGGGACTATTGAGCAAACTTGCCTGCAAGTGCGAGTGCATGAAACAGACAATCAGCGAACTTCTCTTTCGCTGCTGAGTAGCCTAGCCCTGTCTTAGCCTGCTGACCATATACCACCGAGAATCTATCATTCCCTTCTTGCAGTAGAAGGATAGGATAATCCAAGTCTTCTATAGCATAAATTAACTTGCTTCTTCTCTGCGTCATCTCGTAAGTCTCCTTAGCTGAAGGTCAAGGGCAGTGGGGAGGGGATAACTACTACTGAGCTTCAGGCTCAGCATTCTCACTAGCTTCCAGTACTTCTAAGCAATCAGGACATAGTGCTGGGTTAGTTAGGAACTCTTTAGTGTGGGAATATGGTATGTGCATGTAGGTGTCTACCTCTGTTCTGACAGCTCCGCAGAAGACACGTCCTGCGTAGTAGCCAGTATGGGTGAGATGGATAGTTCCTTTGAAGGACATGAGAGCTACTCCTCTTCCAGTTCGTAGCTTGCGTCGTTGATGTAGAAAGAAGATGCTAGTAGATGCTCAAGATCATCACAGTGCTTTTGAGCATCAGAGTCGGTGAAGTCTTCGTCTACTTCGATGGAAATGGTGAAAGTGCATAGTCTAGCCATGTTAGTAACTCCTTTCTGGGAGGTTGAGCGAGGTGATGTCGATGTAGCTAGCACATTTGCACTTAGGACATTCTCTATAAGAGACTATGACGCAAGAGGCTTTCCAGAAGTTGGGGTGATTAGCAGAGATACTTAATCCTTTACTTATCGCCTCACAGCCACAAAAGACTACAAACCTTTTACCATTGACTGTTTTATACTGCTTCTTTGCAGGCTCACGGATGAAAGAAGTGGATTGAAGTCCAGTCTTTACTTCTTGTATTGTACTTCCTTGTACTGCACGACTCTTGCTCATCTCAGCTCTCCTTTTCTTCATAAATGGTTATCCAGTAGGGAGTACGGATTCCTCCGTACATGACATATTGCTTGCCGCGATACTCTATCTTTCGTAGAGAAGCAGCAGAGCCTTTCTGCTGAATGACTCTAGAGATTTCTCCTAGCAGTCGATGCTGATCGTCTCGGAGTTCTACTAACACATTATCCTTCATACTTAGCCTTTCTGTTAGAGGTTGGAAGATCTACTATTCCACTCAGTCTTGAAGTCTTTCCCACATGGATTCTCGTAGTCTGAGAAACTCTGATACTCTACTATCTTGTCCTGAATGCCCAGGTCGTGTACACTACCGAGCTTGATAGCTTTGCATCCACAAGTGTAGACATTCCCTGTAGGAGCAAAGAATAGATCATCACAACAACACTCATCAAGGGTAGAGAGATCATTCTCCTTAGCTCTGCCTCTAGAGAGTACACGACTAACATCCTTATCCAGCTTTAGCGCGTGGAAGATATCCTGTACAGCTGGAGAGATCATACTCTTATCATGGTACTTGTCGAAGGAGAGCTGCGCTCCTATTACTTCTGCCTTTGCTAGCTTTGCAAGCAAGAGTGCTGTCTTCTCCACTGTCCCATTGGTAATAACATACACTCCCTCACACTCTGCTATAGCGGAGAGAAGATAGCTCTGGAACCTCTTATGGAGAGTCGGCTCTCCTCCTCCGAGAGTCACATACTCCTCACGACACAGTGCTATAACCTTGTCAAAAGTCCTTTGGGACATATCTACTCCTCTAGCTGTGCAGGAGAAGCAACAATGTCCACAGAGCATGTTACAACGCGTAGTCAGCTGGATATACATAGCAAGTTCTCCTTGAGTGAAGCTGTGAAACTTCGTAGCTCTCCGATTCCATTTCCAACACCGAGGACAGCAGGAGAAAGTGACTAGAAAGTGAAAGCTCTACCACTCTCCCCTGCACTGTACTGACGAGGTTATAGCTTCTGTTGCTATTAACCCTTCCTAGAGAGTAGAAACATCATAGTGCTTCTACTCTCTAAACAGGGATTAATCTCTCAACGACTCTTCCTGCCCTTGATGCTCAAGTACAAAATCCAGGCAGAGTTCTATACAACTCTCCCAGACAAAGAATGTCAGGACAAATCCTCCTGTAGAGACTCTGTAGTAATCCTTCTCTACATTAAGCGCCGCATAGAGCTGGTCACAAGTATGCTCCATCTGCTCGACTGTAGGAGTCTCTCCTTGCCACTTCCATTTATTCAGCACCATATAAGCCTGTATCTTCTCCCAGTCCATCCTCTGCTTAGCCTGCTGATACAGCTCACTAAGCACCACTCTACGACTTTCCATGACTACTCTCCTTCTCCAGGTTATCTATCTTGTGGTGAGGAACTACTTCTATCTGGCTCCCTTACCGAGAACCATGGGCTATAGCTCTAGAGGAATAACAGGACTCACAGCTACAGCAGTTGTAAACTTCTCGCCTTTGAACAACTGGTACGCATCTGCACAGTCCAGGTTATACAGCTTCAAATGCTCTACCACATACCTCTCTGCCGTACTCCTACTCCACCTAGCATCTAACATCATGATGCCATTACTCCCTAGTATCTCACACCCATGTCTGCGTTTCTGTGCGTAGAACATCTCTACTCTCCTTTCGCTATTCTCAGAAACTCCCAGGGATGATCTCCAGACTGCTGAGTAATACCATTAATATAACTAATAGAAAAACATTCATACAACCCATGCTTAACAGGCTTTCTCCAGCTACCAGACTTAACGAAAGTCTTAAGCTTCCCATTACTCCGACAATTCCAGAGTTTTCCTCTATTATCCTCAACTACATACTCCCTGTGAGTAGTAATATACTCCAGGGCTTCCTGCTCATTTACTGGTGCTCTGTACTTCTCTGGGTCTAGTACTAGCTTTTTCATAGCCACTCTCCTCTGTTGGATTGCACCCAAGACTACCTATCTACCCGTCCTACTCCTCTTTCCTTCTACTATGCCCACAAGTACTACAAAACTCCATCAACACTATATCCTCTTTCCTGAGCGAATTACTTTTGAGCAGCACGGGATTATCATCCTCCCATACTACATGACTCCCAGGATGTTCTTTACCATTCTTACAGAAGTAGCAGGTACATTCAAACATAGTACATCTCCTTAGTGATCTTCTTTAGTCCTTCCCACGAAAGAAGAGAACAGGATAGTATCTCTCATTCTCTTCCTCCCTAGACTGACCTAAGGCATCTTCCGTATCGTCCTCTCACCCACCACTCTCCAGGAATTATCATCTATATGTGAGCTATACGGAAAATGAATAAAACACTCCTGCCCATCATCTCCAGTAACCTCTCCACCACAACCATTACTAGAGAGTCTATTCACCACATAATACTTCCCTGCCGTGAAATAAGTACACGTCCCTACATTCTTAGCTACCACTCTCATCTTCTTCTCTTTCATCTCTCTTCTCCTTAGTTAGAGTTACCTACATCCCACCTTCTGCCACATATCCATAGTCTCCATACAACTCCCACACCAGCGATTCTTTCTATAAGAAAGCGCTGGGAGCTTCAAATACCTCTGACTTCTACAACGCCCACAAGAGCATTGAAGCCTAAACTCTATAGCACTACTCACATACTGCTGACTAGCCGCTTCAGAGTACTCCTCTCCCGCCATACTCTCATTCATCGTCCCGCCGAACATGCTACAATACTTCTTGAAAGTCTCACTATGCTGCACGTCATTAAACTTCACATGACAATAGTAATGCGTAAGCTCATGCAGCAACGTACTCATCTGCTGAGCAAACCCATAGTGCTCCTTTATCCCACTACTCAGCACTATCCTGCTATTCTCCGCAGAGTTTCCCTTCCAACAATAAAGCCCATTAGCTCTCTTAATCGCCTTAAACTCTACAGGTATCTTCTCCAACCCATGAGTACTACAAAACGAATCCGCCAATCTCTGCAAGTTCTTCATGGCTCTCTATCTCCTCTATCTACTATTCGTGGTGAAAGTCTAGCACATCCCAGGGAGTAGCAAGAAAGACTACCTGCTACTCCCTAGACTATCCTACCTCTTCCCCATATCCCTCGCTATCTGAATAAACCTAATAGCCAACTCCAGTCTTTCCTTCATACCACTACCTACTACCTGCCTCAAGTCTACCTCTTTGCCCAAAGTATAGCACAAGCGCGTGGCCTGTAGTTAGGGCATAATTATTAAGCTCTTCTAACCTGTTTGTCCATTCTCTAATCTGTTTGTCTTATTTCTTTGTGAGTGCGTGTGTGAGTGTGATAGTATACAGACCCCCTTGGTAGAGAAAGAAGAAGAGAAAGGAGGACATATACATTAATTAATTTTAATATTTTTTTTCTAGTATATCTATATCTCTTTCCTCCTCTTTCTTTCTTCTTTTCTGTCTATAGACCCCTTTCATACTATCACACTCACTTATGCACTCACTCACTTACATACAAGATATAGTATTGATCTTCAAGCGCTATACAACTCTAGAAGCTAACTTCAATGACAAGATTCGTGCCAAAGATTTGCACAGAAAATAGGCAGAGAAATTATAATGCTTTTGTCCTCAAACTTGGCATGACCACTAGAAAGCGACCTACGTGCAAGAAAGAAGAAAGAGGGATTTAGAAACCATAGCTCAGAAGCTCTGTGCGCCATTCTGACAGCCCTTCTCTTCTCCCCTATAGTCTCGCCTACGCTCCCCCAAATCAGCATCGCGCAGCGTTTCGAAAACACTCACTCATTTTTACTAACTCCTTTAATCTGTACTACGAAAGAAGATCATAGTACAGAGTGAAAGAGTTACTAGAGAGAACTAGTCTTACCTGCTTGATAATCTGCTAACTCCTGAGAACTTGCAGATTTAAATCTAATCTTTACTAATAACTTCGCCACATAAGCATTACCTGGCTTATACCATGTAATGTTATGCTGATTACAATATGCATCTATCTTATCTGCTAATACAGCATTTTCTGCTTTACACGTTCTATGCTGCATTTTTCCAAACGCTTCTAGTTTTCCAAGGTGAAAATAGTCAGATTGCATGATAAATCTCCTCAAAAGTTATTAGGTTATAAGAGAGAGAGAGAAACTCCCAGGCACTCCTAACCAATCTCTGCTAACATCCCGCAGATCACGACTACAGCTAACCACGTCCCTAGCACTATGCAGCTTGCGCCTAGTAGCAGGAGAGCGTTATCGCTCATTTTGGGCGTTTTCGGAGCCCTGTAGAATTGCGCCATTTTCCCATGCTGATTCGAGCGTTTTGCCGTCCTGAAGCCCTTAAAATCCCTCCCCTTAACGTCAATCATGCCTTTATCCTCCTTTGGCCTTATTTGCCCATTTTGGGCGTTATAAGTGAGTGAGCGTTTTTCCTGCTTGACTAGTCTGGAGAGTTTAAAAGTAATCCTTCCCCTTTCCTACTCTCCAGACGCTTCAAACGCCAAAATCCCCTTACAATCTACTGTAAGGGGATTTTGTAACCTGACGTTCTTTATTTGCTAACTTGCTTCTATCCAATGCCTTAACTGTTTTTCCGTCTGTTTTCCAATATTAACAGACGTTCCACAATTACATGCATCGCAACCAAAACTTAATACTGTCTCCCCTTCTACCTTGTCTAAAAATATCACAAGCCTTTGCCCACAATTGCAGAAGTTTAACACCCTTGCTTCTTTGCTCATTTTCGTAGCATCATGAATAAACATGGCTTTATCTCCTCTTCAGTTAGTTGTTTAACTGCTTAATCGGGTGCTAGTCTCATAACCTAGCACCCTGTTAAACATTCAAACGCTTGTGCTACTTGGCTTCTGCATTCGCCTTCCTACTCGCTGCTGCAGCAAGACCACGAATTTTGTTCTTCTCCGCTTGCTCTGCTTTAATCCCCTCCAACTTAACCAACCTTGCCTTAACCTCTGCTACCTTCACGTCAATATCAGCAACTTGTGCTGTCAACTCCTGTTGCAATGTCGGTGCATCTGCCATCTTCACTTTCCCGCTGATAACATCCGTAAGGATATTGTTGACGGCTGACAACGCTTCCATTCTTTCCGCAGACAGTGTAACAAGCTCCTCCTCGGCCTGTTCAATCGCTTTGCCCACTCCCTCCCTGTTCCCTGACATGGTAAAGAACTGTTCAAGGGTAAAATCCTCCACCGGAATATCACGCGCCACAAGTTCCGTTGCTTTGTTCATGTAAGCGTTTGATACTGCTACCGTGACAAGCGATAGCAAATTCATCTTCCCCGCGTCACTCATGCTGGACGCTTCCTTGCAAAAATCTTCCAGCGTTGTAAACGTCGGAACATTGATCGTATAACGAATATTCGTTACCGTCTTTTTCATCCCGTTGATAGTACCACTAAAAACCCGCCCTTCCGTTGCTGTCTCGTTTGACTTCTTTTCCCACTTGAAGTTTGACATACTTTCCTCCGTTGCAAGCTCTATGACTTGCCTGTTATGGTAGCTCTAGGCTACGTGTTAAGACTTACACCAACTAAAGTAATCTCTATCCAATTGTTCTACTACCTCTTGCAATTCTTTTTCCAGCTTTGCCTGCTTTACCATACCTCTTTGCAAGAGTTTAATCCCCTTGTTATAATCAGCATGATATTTTGCAGGCTGTCCATTTCGTTCTTCTGTCAATAGGTCAATCTGATATTGGATCTGGTTAACTGTCATTTCCTTATCTCCTCTCTTTGATCTTGTAAAGAGTATATCTAACATCTTTCTACTTGTCAAGCATTTATTTTCTACTCTCTGCATTTTTTCTACTACCTGGGATCACTTGCTACCCTTCCTTTCCTGACTTCCCTTACACTATACACCTTCCCCGCACCTTTACAAGTACGCTATTATCGTGCCAAGTATTTTATTTAGTGCAACAATTATCGTGCCAAAAAGGAGGCTCCAGAAATATAAAAGTACGAGCATCAGGTGGGGCAGTCTGATGACGTGAGATTGTAGTTTTCGATTTCTGAGTGAGTACTTTCAAGGCTCTACTAAATTTCCCAAAACCTACCTATTAAACACCTCTGAGTAGTAAAGTGAAAATTTTCCAGAAATAGAATTTGGCGTTTCTGAGTGAGTGGGGTAGAGGACTAAGTCTTGTAACTTTGCGGAGTATGAGGTATAGTAGAGTCATCCTAGAGGCGTAGAGCAAGTAACCCTAGCAAAGGAGTAAGAGGATGGTTATACGAGGTAGTACGATAGACGAAGTAATAGCGACAGGGGCGACATACTCCTCTACATGGAACATCGAGCGCGGGGAAACTCCGTGGAACATGCCAGCCCTTGTGGGCAATTGTAAGAGTGACGCTGTAGTCACAGTAAAGGTTCAGCAGAGTAACGATGGTAGCACTGTAGTGTTTGAAGAGACTGTCAGCAATATCCCTGGGAATGCTACTCTCGCAGCAGGTACAACTGGAGCATTTAGATTCGCAAGAGTTGCTCCCTATGTCCGTTTCTCCATCTCCAACGCTTCTGGAGGGGACGCCACTGCTTCTATGTTCCTCTATGGGAGTAACTAACCTATGAGCCAGTTATGCACCAACCTAGCTCTGAACAACGAGGCTCGACCTACTCTCCTAGACCTCCTAGGAGTCTGCCCGCAACTTCTCCTATACGTCTATGGAGATTCCTCTGACGGCGGCACGACTCCTGATGCTACTACCCAAGCCTCTATAGATGGCCTCCGTAGCCTCGGTATCCCCGCTGCTAATATCAAGTGGACGTACATCGTAGACAAGAACCTCACAGTGGCTAGCATAACCTCAGCTTCCACCATCGGTAACATAACCCTGACTATTGACAAAGACCTCGTGATAGCTGATGTCACCGGAGCTTCTACCATCGAAGAGATTGTCCTAGCTCTTGCTGGTGGCCTCCTAGTCATCGCTGACCTCTCCTCTGCCTCTACCATCGAACTCATAACTCTAACTCAAAACTAAGGAGTCCTCCTCATGGCTAAAAAATACGACAACTCGGTATTCGACGCAGCACTCAACATCATCAAGAACGGTGCTACTTCCCTTGTCTTCTGCTCTGCTGAACCCGCTAACTTTGCTGGAGTAGCTGCCGTAACTCTCTGCTCCTCTGCCGCACTCACCGCTGCTGACTTCACCGGCCCCGCTGATGGAGATGTTAGTGGCCGCAAGCTTACAGTAAACGCTATCAACGACCTCGCACCTTCTGCCAATGGTACTATCACCTACGCAGTGCTTGTCTCGGCTGATACCTTGCTTACAGGAACCTCTGTAACTTCCCAAGCAGTCCTGACCACTGATGTCTGGGATTCCCCTGCATTCGCTATCGTCTTCACCGACCCGACCTAATCCTCTCCTTCTCTAGTTGCAATCAGGATGCTAGGCCTCCTCCTGCCTAGCATCCTCTTTTTAAGGAGCTACCCATGCAAGTAGAAAAGCTTCCTATAAAACGTGAGTGGGATTTCTACGACGATGATGACGTAGTAATCACCTTCTCCATGACCGACAGCGGAGTAGCTATCTCCCTCACCGGAGCTACTCCTTTTGCTCAAATCCGTACTACTCCCGATGCCAACACAGGAACCCTCATTGCTCAAGGAACTTGCTCAGTAGCTTCTGACATAATCACCACTACCTTTGCTAAAGCAGATCTCGCGGACCTAGTAGGCTCCACAATCTACGGAGACCTCCGACTTCGCACAGCACTTAACAAATCCATCACCCTCCTATCCTTCTCCGCTCTCATAAACTCCACAGTCTCTAGGGAGGTATAGTATGATAAACGCTAACGCTCCTGTAGTCGTGGTAGAACTTGGAAGAAACCCTATTACCTCTGCTACCACCAACCTAGAAGTCGCAGTCTCCAAAATAGGCATGGTGGCTGCTTCTGTAGTTCAGGTAGCTAACCTAGCAGCGCTTCCAGCTCTTGGTAGCTCTTCTATACTCTACGTTACTCTTGATACTAACCAACTTTACTCCTGGGTAGTAGATACGTATACCCCTACTGGGGCTTCTCTTGGGGAAGATGACAACTATGTAACTGACACCGAGAAGTCTAACCTCCATGCTCCAAGTAGTGATAACCAAGATCTCTCCAACTTAGTAGAAAAAGTCACTGGCTATTCACTAGTCCCCGATACAGAGATTGCTAAAATCCACTCTGCTGGAACTGATATCCAAGATCTTTCTGGTAAAGCTGACTTAGTAGATGGCTTCGTCCCAGCTTCCCAACTACCCTCTTACGTAGATGACATACTAGAATATGCCAACCTTGCAGCATTTCCTGTAACTGGAGAATCTGCTAAGATCTACCTCACTCTTGACACTAACCTCACCTACCGCTGGAGTGGCACAGTCTATGTAGAAATCTCTGCCTCCTTAGCTCTTGGAGAAACTTCCAGCACTGCTTATCGTGGAGATAGAGGTAAGACAGCTTACGATCATAGTCAAGTAGCACATGCACCTAGTGATGCTCAGGCTAATCCCTCTGCGCCTACGCAAGAACAAGCTGAGGATGTTGCTGATGTTTCTGGTACCCTCTACAGCTGGGGAGTGCAGCGCCTGGTGCAACTTGTCACGGCATGGTGGGCGTCAATCACCATAGACGGAGATAAACTGCCCGCCGTATCCGCCACAAAGAAAGGCGGCGTTCCTGCAACGGGCTCACCTACCGGACTATTTCTCAAAGATGACGGGACATGGGCGGCAGGAGGAGCAGTCTCTTCTGTCAACACAAAAGCTGGAGTCGTTGTTCTGACTGCTGCCGATGTTGGAGCAGAGCCTGCTATCACGGCGGGCACTACGGCACAATATCTCAAGGGCGATAAAAGCCTTGGCACACTTAATCAGGCGGCAGTTGCGGGATTGACAACAGCAGACTCTCCGACGTTTACCGGCCTGTCTCTAGGCTCTTCTGTGGGGGACGGTAAACTATTACTCTTTGAGAGTGCATCCGCTAAATACGGGTTTGGAATACGAGCAAATGAGGTGAGATGGTTTCTGCCGACTGGGGGCAACGGCCACCTATCAGTAGGGGGTTTGACTGTAGCAACCGATCTTAACTCATTTGTTGAATGGGCTAGATTTCAAGGTGGCAACTTCGGTGTCGGCGTCATCCCTACCGCAGCAAGAGTCCAAATTAAAGGCACCGGCACCACGACTGGCGTTGCGTTACAAGTTCAAGACTCTGCTGATGCGGTGAAGTTCACCGTGTTGGATAGTGGGAATATGGCTCTAGCGGGGGTTACGCCTGCCTCCTGGCACTCAAACTACGGCGCAATAGAGTTCCCACATGGTTCGATTTTTTACGATAAGGTTGGTATTGATAAGAGCATGGTCTTCATGACTAATGCCTATTACGATGGTATATGGAAATACAAAACAGCCAGCCATGCTTCACAATTTTTAACTGCCCTCGGTGAGCTATACTTCAGGGTAGCACCATCAGGAAGTGCTAATGCTGCGATCACTTGGCTGGAGGCAATAAGAGTTTTAAATACAGGCGCGGTGATTTTTGCCAAATCGATAAACGTCACGCCCACCACAGCGGCAGTAACATCCACAACCTCGGCCATCCCCATCACCTCAACCAACTGCGAAGTCTCAATAACCGGCGCAGCCGTGGCAACGTTAGCCAATGGAACAACAGTCGGGCAGATAATCAACATTTATGTCAAGGCGGTATCTAATGCCGGTGACTCACTGGTAATAACACCTACAACCTTACTCGGTGGGGCAACGATAACCTTCGCCGCTAACCCGCTAGGAAAGGGAATATCCTTGATCTGGACGGCAAGTGGATGGGCAATGAATACGGGCGCAACCATAGCTTAAACTTTAAAGGAGAATCAAAATGTCACTCTATAAAGAAAAAACGACCGCAGCCGGAACAACTTATTGTCGTGTTGGTTCATTCTCTGGCTACAACGAGTTTGAGGCCATACCGAAAATCATCTTTAATGAGCAGGAAATTTCGCTCTATGTGGACGGCACGAAGAACGTCAAGGATGGGATTGGACAACTGCCCGTCGAACTCACAGACCTGATGCAGCCGCTCATACTGCTCAATCCTTTGGACGACTCGGTACTGGACGATGCAACTTTGCTGGCAATCGCCCGTACCTACGGCATGGTGCAGATCGTTCTTTACTCACTCTATCGGGCAGAAGCGGCAGCGCGAGATGCAAGAGACGCGGGGGAAGACGCGGGGGAAGATGCATGATTAAACTTCCAATCATCCCTGAAGACAAAGCAAACCACGCTATCTGGGGCGCTCTCATTGGCACCTCGGCCTTACTCATCGGCGGATATGCCTGCATCCCAGTGCTGGCTGTTGCCATCGGAAAAGAGGTCTATGACCACTTTCACGGAGGCACGGTTGAGCTTAATGATATTATCGCTACTACCCTTGGCGGTGTGTTGAGTGTAGGACTGGTTATTCTAGCCCGTATGTAAAACTTACTTTCAAGGAGGGATAGTAATCCATCACTAGCCCTCTTTGTTATTCTACTAAGGAGTTCTCAATGGAAACTACTACAGTCCCTGAGTGCTACCTAGACACTCTTAAAAGATGCCCGAACAGTCCCACAACCTATTGCCATCATCGAGGCAATCTGGTACAGTGTATTCATACTAAAACTTGCGTAGTCCCAGAGCCATATCGTAAGCACTCAACAGAGGATTCTATAGATGATTAAGATAACCACAGGAGATATACCCTTATGTCGGCAGCAAAGCGCATACTGGCGGAGATTCAGTTCGGTGAAGGAGTTGACTTCGCCACAAGTAACCATTACTTTAGACCAAAGGGAGGTAAGCAGGGAGCCATGTTTGATCCCACTAAGCCCCTCAAGCTAAAACAAATCCTCATGGCAGACTTACACGCTATGGGGGCAAATGGTACAGAGCTGCATAAGATGTTCGGGAAGCCCTCATTCTCTAAAGCAGCCCTACAAGCTGGGAAGCACTATAATGGTGGAGGATACGCGCTTAAAGTCCTGCGTGATCCTAGGATGAAAGGTCGTGAGTTAGAGACTAAGATTGACATTCTAGCTCAGGCTAAGGAGCTGATGAAGAGTGCCTCTCTTAAAGCTGCGGAGAACATTGTAGAAAAGGTTGCTGAAGGCGACTACCGCGCTTCCTGCTATCTCCTCGAATCCGTAATGCCCAAAGCTCCCACTGTCGGCACTATCAACAACATCGGGCCAGTAGACTTCGGCTCTTTTCTAGCTATGGCCGCGCAGAGTAAAACTTCCATGCACGAGATCTCCAACCAGCCGATAGACGTGACTCCTATTGAAGGGGAAAGGATTGGGTAGATGTTTAAGGACTTCTTATTCCTGATAAGTACTTTTCTTGGATTATTCGCCCTAACCCTGAACTCCCTTATCTGGGGAGTTTGTATCTTGTTTCTTATAATCATTCTGCGCCTAGTAGTTGATGTCATAGTAGCTGTAGGATACTGTGTAGGAGAATCTAACTATGGTGACAACCATCCCAATTGATCCTGAGAACTCTGCTAAGGTAATTGCGGCACTTGTAAGTGTCGTGGGCATTCTATTATCCGTTATAGGGTTCTCGATTAAGTACATAGTAGGTTCGATTAATAGCAGGATTAAGAGTCAAGGGAAGACATTAGAGGAACTTGACTCCTCTGTTGATAAGATTGATACTAGACTCATTATCATCGAAACTCAACATCATGGGAATCATAAGCAATGATAGAACTAGTCCTCACTCGTGGAGCCTCTACCCCAGATGGTACGTTCGGGATACTATGTGGAGAAGCTCTCTTGATGTACTCAGGAGAGCTTCCTTGGAAAGAAGATAGAAATGGAGTTAGTTGCATACCTACAGGAATATACACATGTACTCCTAGAGTCACTAGTAGGGGTAAGCATTTTATACTATCAGATACTAAGCATCGCAGTTATATCCTTACTCACTCTGGGAATTATTGCGGGGATAAAGAACTTGGTAAGAGGTCTGAGATTCTTGGGTGTATTCTTGTAGGGATGGCATTAGCGAAGTTTGATGGGCAGAAGGTTATAGCTCGTAGTAGAGAAGCAATGGACAAACTCGTGAAGTATACTGAGTTTAAACCCTTTATGCTGGAGATAAGGTGATGCTACTTACAGGATTGATTCCGTTGCTTGGTGGGCTTACAGGGCTGATAGGTTCAGTAGTGGATAAGTTCGCTGAGGCTAAGAAGGCCAAGGCTGATCTACTCATTCTCAAAGAGAACAATCGCTACTCTGAAGCTCTTGCAGATAAAGAATACGCAAGACTTGTAAAGATTTCCGAGATTGATATTGAGAAGCTTACTATCTCTACTGATGCTGCCCTGCAGGATAAGAGCTATGAAGTCTTCACAGCTCCTATGGTTAGCTCTGGAACAAAACTCACTGGCTGGAGACTTTCCCTTGCTGTAGTTACTGATGCGTTTAACAATCTAGTCCGTCCTGGATCTACTGTGTTCTATCAGGTAATGATGGGGCTGTTGATGGCATATTGTGTCTACTATCTCGACAAGTACGCCCCTTCGATGCTCAACTCTCCTGAGATTAAGCTACAAATGCTCTCAATCATCTTCGCTGTGATTGACACTATTCTCTTTCTTGCTTCTACCTCACTCGGCTGGT